AGACCGTATTGCTTCCATAAAGAGAGCTACTTCCAGATGCTGAAGGAGTCGTGCTGCTCGATACGGTTACTGAGTTACTTGAAGACGTCGACAGCGTAGTGCTGCTCGATACTGTGGCCGAGTCGCTGATCCACGTGGAGAATGAGGCCACGCCGCTCTCCGAGCCAGAGATACTTGCAGAAGAAGACTGTGTCGTGCTGCTTGACGCCGCTACCGAATCGCTGGCCCATGTGGATGCAGTAGGGACCATTGATATCGTGACTGAGCTGCTTCCAGATACAGAGTTACTCTGAGAGCTCGACGCACTTCCAGATACAGATGCCGTCAATGTACTCGAGGCCGTTGTCGACTCGCTAATCCTTGTAGAGGTCGTGGGGCTTGCCGCAAGCGACGGTGACACGCTGTGAGAGCCTGAGCCACTTCCTGATACTGATATCGAGACGCTGCTCGACGCCGTCACGGAGGCACTGGTAGTTGTGGAGGCTGTTGGCCACGGTGTGGCAGAGCCCGATCCACTCACAGAACCGGATCCGCTATTTGTACTAGAGGCTGTCGGCCGAGTTGTGAACGACGCCGAGCTGCATGCAGATTTGGAGGTACTGCTGGATCCAGAGGGGCTCGGTGCACTTGTGGTCGAACCGACTTCCGTAGAGGAATGGCTCGCAGATGCTGTTATACTTGCAAAAGATGCAGTCACTGTCTGACTTGAAGATCCGGACACCGATCTCGTCGCAGCACCGGTTCTAGATCCCGATGCACTCTGGCTAAGTGTCCCTACTCCAGAGGATGTCTTCGAGGCTTTTAGGGTAGGCGTAATCGTTACAGATGTAGTCTGTGTGGCGGACACTCTTGGTGACGCACTAATCGATCCAGATCCACTGGGAGTCTTAGACAGTTTTGGAGAAGCGGTGATCGAGATAGAACCGGTGGTCGTTTTCGATGGCCTGGGTGAAACCGACGCGCTAGGGCTCGTACTTGGTGAGCCTGATACACTCACGACAGAGGGTGAGGCCGTGCTCGAATAAGACTGTATAGCTGAGACAGATTGCATCGCCGACGTTGAAACCGATGCAGAGCCTGAGTATGTGGCAGCGGAGGCTGTGTAGGAGGCGCTACCCGAATCTGTGGCTGTGCCTTGGGACACTGACGGCGCCGGCGTATCCGATCGGGCATTCGTCACGGTCGATGACAGAGTTGCCGAGACGCTGGGAGACCAGGTATTTGATGTACTGACTGACTGAGTAAGCGAATAGAAGACGCGTGAGTAGGTCGAAGAGGATGTAGTCGTCTTCGAGACAGATACGGACCGTGTCGGCGAGGCGGAGGTCGTACCTGTCTTTGTTACGGAGGGTGACCGAGTCAGTGTCAACGTATTCGGACCACTCAGCGATATACGAGGTGAACCAGAGGCCGTTACAGAAACAAGGGATGTCTTGGATGCTAGGGCAGATTTCGAGCCTGTCACAGATACAAAGGCCGTGCGCGATCTAGGCGGGCTGAGAGTTGGCGATTTAGAGGCGATCGGTGTTACTGTGCCAAACGAGCCTGTTGCCTTAGAGGAACTTGTCGCGGTTGCCGATATACTCGTCGTAAACGAGTTCGTGCTCGCCGTAGGAGATACCGTAGGCGTTACAAATGATGATACTGATATGGATGTCGAGGCAGTATCTGAAATGGCCGCGGTGCCTGTTATGGGACGTGTCCCGAGAGGAGTCTTTGTGATCGAGGCCGTGACTGTTGAACACCTTGATGCACCTAGGCTAAAAGACTCCGTCGGCGACCCGGTCCTTGTGCGACTTTGTATACTTGATCGGCTGCCCGTAGGCGTCGACGTAGGCGAGGCAGTAATCCGCAAGCTGGTCGTGGGCGCCGCTGTTGCCGTAGTCGTCTTTGATGTGGTAACAGACGCGGTGGTCGTTTTAGTCACCATAGACGTTGCAGAATCCGTAGGACTGGCCGATCCAGATTTGGATGGTCTTATAGATACGGTGGCGGTTCCACTAGCCGTACTACTCTTTGTAGGTCTGAGCGTAGCAGTTTGACTGACAGATCCTAGCCCAGTGCGACTCGGCGGCGGCGAAGCACTTATCGTCGGCGTCGCCGTTCCCGTTTTCGAGGCCCGAATACTCTGCGTTCCTGTAGGGGATGCCGTCGCAGTCCTCGATTCGCGGGCGCTCGCCGTGAATGTGGGGCTGGCCGTTGAAGTCTTAGTGCTCAAGGCTGAAGAGCTTACAGTTCTTGATATCACGCCGGTACGTGACAATGCCGCAGATGCTGTAACGGTCTTTGAACTTGTTGATGAACTCGTTAATCCAGGAGAGTTCGAGCTCGATTTCGACTGGAGCCCTGTTCTGGTCCCATATTTTGATGCGATGCTCGTATAGGTTTGGACCGTGCTTCTCGAAGGGGCCTGCGAAGGCGCTGTTGTGTAGGTGGCGACACTGCTACGCGTAGATGTCTTCGATGGATGAGCCGATTGTGTTGGCACGACTGCTGGAACTACAGATACGATTCTTGATAAACATAGTATAGCTAGAGTGGCACGAAGAAACATGCCCACATATACTACCTATATGGGTTTAAATCTTAGGCGGCCGTTAACAAAATTTACGACCCGGTTATGACAATAGCCAGTATCACAATGTACATCCTCTTCCTCGTCGAGGAGCGCCCCGAGGTGTCCAAGTACGAGACCATGTGCCCGAATCCAGAGAATGCCGGCGTAGATCTGGTGACCGTCGAGGATTGGAATTCTTCCCCGAGCGAGGTTCATCTTCTGAATCTGGGCGTGAAGGCCATGCTGGTCAAGGCCTCCACAATGGAGCCGGTGCACTTCTGGCTAGTTCCCCGGTCATCCATCTATAAGACTGGATACATGATGGCGAACTCGGTCGGAGTCATTGATTCCAGCTATCGCGGGACTCTGAAGGCTCCCGTCGTTTCCGTGGCGTTCGGCGCCGCCGGATTCAAGGCGGGTGCGCGCCATTTCCAGATCGTATCCCCCGATATGGGCTGGATTCAGGAAGTGCGGCTAGTTAAGGAGCTTCCTTCGACTGGCCGCGGCACAGGTGGCTTCGGGAGCACCGGTTAAATCGGCACCTTATAATAGAAATGTCGCGTAAACTACTAGGATGCGTCGCCCTATCAGTCGCAGTTCTTGTCGCCACTCTTTTTATTGATTCATCTCGCGTGCTCAAGCCATACATGAGAGAGCGGTTCGAGTGCGTGAAGGTGTTGTCAAAGGATGGCCTGTCTTCTACGACGACATGTTAGAAAGGCTATTCCAAAATTGCGTTGGCACACTGTAAGTCGATCGGGCATGAGCCTCAAGCTGTATGTTGGCCCCATGTTTGCGGGGAAGTCTACGGTGATTCTGGGTCTCATTCGGCGAAATACGTTTATCAATAAGAAGACCATGTGTATCACAAGCAGCCTGGATAGCCGTTCGAAAAACGAGATTAAGAGTCACGACAATGACTCTTATCCTGCGACGGCGACTGCGGAACTGTTAACTATGCTCAAGGTGGCCGAGTTCCATTCCGCGAACACCGTGGTTATCGAGGAGGCGCAGTTCTTTCCGGATCTGAAGGCCTTCGTTCTGACCGCGGTAGAGGACTATCAGAAAGAGGTTGTTGTGGTCGGGCTGGACGGCGACTCTAGCCGGAAACCCTTCGGGCAGATTCTAGACCTAATCCCATACTGTGATTCGGTTCAGAAACTGATGGCGCTTTGTATCCGGTGCGGCGATGGGACGCCGGCCATCTTTACTTCGAGGCGCGCAGGAAACCCGGGTCAACAGGTTCTCGTAGGCGCCTCTGATCTATATGAGCCGCTGTGTCGTAAGCACTTTATGGCTTGTAATACGGGTACCAGCTGATGCTTCCATCCGGTAGAACATACCAGGTGTCGTTCCCTTCGGTTCGCTTATATGTCTGAGGCCGCACTCTCGAGTTGTTTTTATTCTCGAAGCGCGTCATGTTGTTGTAGACCTCGCCCTTCGGGCCTTCGAACCTGTTCTTTCCGTTTTTAGAGAGACGGTGCCAGCCCTTCGGAAGTACCCGATTGTTTTTATTGTACACTGATTTCTTGCGTGTGTTATTGGATGAGTTTGGTTTATGCTTAGAATGCATTTGATTAAGATACTTCTTACCAAGGTACGTGTATATATTATCTTTCTGCGCCTTCCACAAATGTTTAGAGTCAAGATAATCTAAGATTTCCTTGATATCCTTGTCATTGTATATCTTATACTTTTTCTTAAAATCATCGGATAACCAATGTGGGTTATTGTCTTTTTTTCCATCATTATAAATCCCATATTTTTTTAAATAAAACATATTATCTTCAAATGCATACTGTATAGGTAGTTCATACACTTCAGGATCATCAATATCTCTATATATAGATATCTGTAGATATTTCGGCTTTATATATACAAGTGTAGAGATATCGTTGAAGCCTAGCTTATACATTTAGTATAGGGTGATAAAATTGCTGCGAGCCGTTGATATAACAGGCAGCATCCCGCATGGCACATCTTACTCAGTCCGGCATCTTTCAGCAGTTTCTTGATGATCCGCGCACGGAGAGGCTCCGTGATCGCCACTACGCACATCTCCATATGGCCGTCATTGTGAAGCGTGGGCAGATTCTGGCGGAGGCCACGAATAACTACGGCTCGAGGAGTCGTGGTTCCGGCTATTCCAAGAGTAGTATCCACGCCGAGCGGAATGTCGTCAAGCAGCTGGGAGATATCTCTAAGCTGCGCGATGCCGATATGTATGTGATGCGTTTCACACGCGACCTTACAAAGCATCGTGAAGGCGTTCTGCTAGGATCGGAGCCCTGTTCGGCCTGCGTGGTCTTTCTCGAAAAGTGCATGCGTGAATACGGGCTCAAGAATGTTTATTATACCGCGTAATAGTAAGATGGCTTCGGGCCCGGTGTCAGGCCCGGTTTCAGGCCCTATACCCCCCCCACCCACGATTGCTCAAGTTGCGACTGCCCCCTCAGCAGTTCTAACAACACTGCCAGATATAACGGCTTTTTTAAAGTCTGTACAGAAAAATGTAGTCGTGCTTCTCGGACAGAGCATTACTCCAACGACTCTGGCCAGCAGCGGCACATCAGGCCCCCAATCAAATGACTATATATATAATATATACGCAAATCTAAATAATATCTTAAATACGAAGCTATTGCCCTTTACAGGTTCACAGTACACTCCGAGCTTGCCCGTCGATTTACCTATCCTTCAGGCAATCAATAGCAATGTTGAAACACTTTTAATATCCATTCCTTACTCAGGGAGTAAGTCAGTAGAAAAAATAGCAGCTAGTACTGACCCCATCAGTTATCTAGTCAATATCGATAAGAACATAAAAACTATCATGACGATGGTTGGTGTAGTCGGATCCTATATAGATCCAAACAGCCTTGTTAAGAAACAAATCCCACCGATCTCATGGAAACGCTTTAAACGCCTTGAAGCGAAGGTGAAGGCGCTTGAAGAGGATGCACCGAAACCTACAATTGATGATGATGATGATGATGATGATGATGAAGATGATGAAGATGATAACAATAATTACAACGGCGGCGGTGGTTATAGAAAGATTTATAAGAAACAGAAAACGAAGCGCAAGGCGCGGAAATCGAAGCGCAAGGCTCGGAAATCCAAGCGCAAGACGCGGAAATGAGCGCGAGCCCCCCAATCAAGCGTTAAATGCGCAGATAAAGTGAATCACATATCGCTACGCCTCGAAGAAGCTTATGCTCCACGTCACGCAGTCGATCGAGAATCTCAACATCATTGGCCAAGGCGGCAAGCGACCTCCACTCCTCCAAAACGCTGGCCAGCTTCAGAAGCGAGCGCATGAAGTTGCCCTCAAAGAACTCGTATTCTGCGCACAGTGTGGCGACCGACACGTCCTCCGTGAGCCAACGCCAAATCGGCTCGATCCACTTTGTACTCAAATCCCAGTACGTGTCCGGAGATATTACACGGCAGCCGTGCTCTAGCCGATAACACTCCTTGGCGATCCCATCGATCGCATAGAGAGTGTCAATACACTCCTTCGGAACGCGTAGCTGATCAGGAGAACCCGTCTCTCCCTCCAGAAAGGCCGCGAGCACGGTCAGGATCTGGGCCGGTTCAAATGACTTCATGGTACCGGCCGCATACAACTTCGACATCAGAATCGGATGACCCTCATTCACTTCTGTTGCCGCCGTACCGAGTGCCGTAAGGGCGCCCGAGGCATCCAAAAGACCCATGGCGGCGAGGGCCTTGAGAGCCGGCTCCACATCTGTTTCGGGCGCCTGTGCCGCCGCGACGGCCGCCTCATCCCTCTCAATCTCCGTGATCAGACGTTTCCGGGCCGGCCAGATTTCCTTCTGGAGCGAGTACCAGCGCTGCCCTATATGAGTCCGGTCCCAGACGTCCCAGGCCTTCTGGGCCTCACGGCGCGCCGCATTCACGCTGCCCGTCACCGCCACCTTGAGGCTGTCCGCCTGCTCCATGGCCGCTAACTCCTCCGGGCTGATCCCCATAGTCGAAAGGCGCGCCTTCAGTTTCTCTATATCCTTTGCGGCCGCGGCCAGCTGCACCTGATGCCGCCGCCACCAATAGGACTGCTTCATGAGGTCTAGCCACTTCAGATTCCCCGACTGGAAAGTCTTGAGCAGAAAGTCGTAGTGAAAGGTCATTCGCGACTGGAAGGTCGACTTCGATCCGGTCATCATGCGCTTCACGTCGTCGACGTCCTCCGGGTCCCTATCAGGCAGATATAGAACCAGGCCCTTATCGTCCTTGCCGCGACGCCCCGCGCGCCCCGCCATCTGGATATACTCGTCCGTGTTCAGAATCCGGAGGCCACCCACGGCGTCATCGAACTTCCGGTACCCCGTGAACACAACGGTCTTCGTCGGCATATTAATGCCCACCGCGAAGGTCTCCGTGGCAAAGAGAACCTTGATATACCCCTTTCCGAACAGAATCTCTACGATTTCTTTCAGCTGTGGTAGGACTCCGCTATGATGAAAGGCGATGCCCCGCTCCAAGAGACTCCTGATAGTATTATACTGGGGCATCTGTTTCAAAGTGTCACCGTATCTGTGCAGATGAAAGCCAATGATGTGTCGAACCGCCGCCGTGTCCGATGAATCCAGTAGGCGGTGCTTGACCTTGCCGGCATAGCGCTCACAGTCCTTCCGGCTGAAGACAAAGAAGAGGGCCGGAAGCAGAGTCTTGGCATCGAGGCGGCCGATGAGTTCATTGAGCTGATGGGTGAAGCTTTTCTGAGTGGATCCGCGAGCCACCGGGCCGTCTTGATATCCGCCACGGCGCCGATCGGCCACTCGGGCCTTGTGTTTGTCCGCTGCCTCTGCCGCAGACTCCTGGGAATGAAGCCACATCCGATAAACCCCGGAGTCGAACTGGTCCTTCGCATCCATCAGCGTAAGAAGTTCCTCGCCCCGGTATAGTGCATGCTGCAACGGCACGATACGATATTGGGTCGAAATAAGATGAATGGGTTTCTGTTTCAGATTGCCGAGCCACTCTGCGAAATACTCCGGCTTATCGATCGTCGCCGACAGCAGCACCAGATTGACCTCCGGTGGAAGCAGAATCATCGTCTCCTCCCATACCGCCCCCCGGTCCCGGTCGTTGATGTAGTGACACTCGTCAAAGATCACCGCATCCAGGCCGGCAAGACTCAGATCAGCCGTGATGCCCAGGGTTCGCGTGGTCGAGTCGCGCTTGAATAGGAGGTTGCGCAGAATCTCTGTCGTCATGATCACTATGTTTGCATCCGGACAGAACTTGATATCGCCGGTCATGATGCCGACCTGGCCCGGAAACATCTGTTTCAAATCATAAAACTTCTGATTTGAAAGAGACTTAATGGGCGTCGTATAGAAGACACGGCGACCCTTGGACAGACTATGATAAATCTGGGCCTCGCCGACAAGGGTCTTACCGGAGCCCGTTTTTGCGGTGACCAGGACATTCTCGTTGCGTCTGATGGCCGCTACGGCGTGCTGCTGAAAAGGGTCAAGCGGATAAGGAAACTCAGGCGTATTGATATCGAGTCCTTTGGTTGTGTCGACGACGTTTAGAAACATACCGGCCTTTGTTTAAGGCCTTGCGCCTAATTTTGCCACCTCCTACAAATCCCATTCCTAGCCGTATATCAAGCATTATCTGTCTGGCCTCATCCTCTGTAATACCGCCGACCATGATTCCCATCTTAAATGTCTCAAAGTCATCGTTGACTGCGGCTTGACGCATCTTTGTTCCGGACATTGGGTTCTTATCACGTTCACCGGCTGAGATCAGGTCGACCCCTAGCTTTGAAAAAGCTTCTATACGATCTCCGCCAACGACCATATGAATGTTTTCTTTGGTGTATCCGGCTTCTTCCAGTTTTGCAACAGCCTTATAGGGGTCCCTACAGTTGAGGCGCGTGGTATTGATAATAGGTACACCTGGATACATCCGTTCCAGAATCGCAACCTTTTGCTCGATCGATAGGGGGTTTTCATTGAGCTTGAATGTTTTATATGCATTCTTGCTTGTTATGGCCCCAAAGTTCTTGCGCTTACTGAGAGCCGCTAGATCATTCTGGCTACTTGACGCAAACACGTACATGTCGGCATCTTTGGCCAGTTCCTGAATCTTATTGATGACCAGTTGATGTCCCGTCGTCGGAGGCTGAAAGCGTCCGAAGGTGAAGTAGACATGTTCATTCTGTTTTACAATCTCGGCCCCTGCCATCAGTTATTATTACGCGACATTTGATTTAGGCGTCTTGGAAGCGACCGGGCTCTAGAGCGCTGTCTGTGGGGGGCCGCCTTATGCGGCTGTGCCTTGTGCGGCTCCGCCTTAGCAAACACCGGATGAAGGATTGATACATTGGCGCCTATCTCGCGCAACTCCTTTTCCGCAGACTCTTTCAAGGCCTTTAGATCGGCCCGGGCCTTCTCTCTAATCTGGGTCGCTGCGGATCTCGTCGAGGATAGAATGGAGGGTGCATTCCGCTTCCGGGTATTGGCACGAGGACCATTGGCAGTAGCATTCGCCTTATTTGCGGCCGGCGCCTTATTGACGGCTGGTGCCTTATTTGCGGCTGGTGCCTTATTTCCTTTCCGAGTCTGCTTGGCGTTATAAATGGCGCGATCCCGAGCCAAAATCTGCTTAATCTTAGCCTCCGGATCAGTCGCAGAAAGCACCGACGCCGCATTATACGCCTTGGGCTTCGGGGCCTTTTTCTTGATATTCGCGAATTCAACCGCATACCGCTCCTTCAGTTTCCGGAGCTGTTCCGCGCGTGCCGCATCGACCCGCTGCTGCTTCTCGGAACGACCCAAGACCGCTGCGACCTTTGGCTCAGGCTCTGCCGCAGGGGTCGCTTCTCTTGCCGCAGGGGTCACTTCTCTTGCCGCAGGCGTCGCTTCTCTTGCCGCAGGCGTCGCTTCTCTTGCCGCAGGCGTCGCTTCTCTTGCCGCAACCGGTTCTACTATATTTGCGGCAGCGGCCCCTTCGGAAGGCCCATCCACTTCTTCAAATCCATCATTATCAGCCACGCTCTCAAAGGCGTCCATCTATATTTATAAGATATTTATCGTAGCCCCCAGTTCATATCCTGATACATATCGCGCGCCGTGAGCTTATTATCCTTTGACTCAGCTATAACCGCATGTTGCTGCGGCTTTTCCGTAACAACCGGCGCCACGGGGACAACCCGAGGCTTCACAATCGTAATAATATACGGCATCATGTATAAAAATAGGGCGATTGAAACAATGCGCACTATGGCAGTGGTTTCCTTAAAGATCATTGCCGCGACCGCAATAATGATGAGAAAGAAGGCATGTCCACCGATGGCAGTTCCGCCATGTTCCCGAGCATATTCCTTCAAAGAGTCGATCATCTCATTCTTGCCGCTCGGGAGTATGTTCACAGCGCCAAAGTAGAATAGTATATCATGCAGAGACTGTACAGCCATCACAATGCAGATAAATATAAAGGGCGACCACGGCTTCGTTAGACCGTAGCCCTTGGTATATCCGAAGCGTGAGATCTGGAGAATCAGAATAATCAGCGCGATATTGGCCAAAATACCCTCCAGGCCGAAGGCCTCGAAATATGTATTCAGACTGGCGCCGCCGACATTCCCTATGCGGGCGGCAACAATCGCCAGATTCAGGCCGAATACAGAGGCAATCGTCATCGGGTAGAAGTCGTCAATATCGGCGAAGTTTCCTATGTTACCGAGTCTAAAGGCCTCTACAGATCCTCCTTCCATCTTATTATAGGAGGTTAAAAGATGTCGTGGCACTGCTACCTCTTAGAGACCGTCAGCGGTTCACCCAAGACCTATGTCGGAGTGACTCCGGACCTAGATCGGCGACTCCGACAACATAACGGGGAACTCTCTGGCGGAGCGGCTGCCACACATGGCCGTGTCTGGAAACGCGTATGCCATGTCCGAGGCTTTCCGGATCACAGGGCTGCTCTGCAGTTCGAGTGGCGCTGGAAGCAGATCTCCAGGCGCCTAACGGGCGCGCCCTTGGAGCGCCGGGCCGCCGCCCTGCAAACACTGCTGGCCATGGATCGACCGACAACTGCGGCCGCGCCCTACGAGACCTGGCCGGCACCGCCAGAGGTTGTCTGGGAAAGTGGGGAATGTCCGGCCCTTTGAAAATCCACCCATAGTGTAAAATGGGCGTCCCCGTCTATAAAGACGTGTCCTACAATGGTATCGAATACACGGTAGGATCCATCTTATACAAGGAGAACCTCGTGGAGTTTCTGATTGATCGTGCCGACCTATCGGCCGTCAGCCAATACGCCTGGCACTTCGTGGGCAATGGTCTAGCAACGACCTTGGTCGGAGAAAAGAAGCGGGAGCTGTATATGCATGCGTGCATCATGAAGCCCGGGCTGACCCAAGTGGTTGTTCACATTTCCGGAAACGGCCTCGATAACCGTCGGGCGAATCTACGACTTGTTGCAAAATCTGATGCGGCTTTGAATAGGATTAAGAAGCGGAGTATCGAGTTACCGGCGCTCTGTGGGATCAAGCCAGAGGACATCCCGACCCATGTATGGTATGTGCAGGCGAACGGATATCATCGCGATCGCTTTGCCATTGAGTTCAAGACTGAGAATATTCTATGGAAGTCGACGAGCTCGAAGTCGGTATCGTTGCAGGAGAAGCTGGAGGCCGCGAAGTCCAAGTTGGCCGAGCTCTATTTGCAATATCCGCATCTGGATCCGACCACCCACGAGGTGACGGCAGCGGCGCTGAAGGCGTCTTTTAGCATGATTCTTGGGATTCATTAATACATGAACGCTCCAAATATATTGGCAAGGGCGTCTACTAAACTATTTCCTATCCCATTCGTTACGACTGGTGTAGAGGATATATGCACGGGTACTGATAATGGCGCTGTAACAGCGACCAAAACATTTGCTGCACGAATATTGCTGGGCTTTTCAGGACTACTATATAACTCTGGATGTTGTTTCTTATTAATAGATTGTCTAATCTTAAGTACTACGAACCAAATAATGGGTATTATAACTATCCCCATCACAGCAGGAAATGTAAAACAGGCTACCAGGATTCCCGTCACCAACCCAATCGGAATAGACACCAAAGCCTGACCCCGGGCTTTTGCGTTTGTTGTTTCCTGTTCAGTACGTCCACCCCGCATAGACTGTGAACCTGATAGCTTCACCGCTAACGCATGAAACTTTGCAGGAAGGTCTGGAGTATATCCTGCACCCTTAAAGGCTGGTCCCATAATGGGTAGAATATGTTCCATAAGAGGAATCATAAAGGCGATGATATCCTTTATTTTCGGATCCGTAATACCATCTAAACTCTCTGTTTCTATCACCGACTGTATAGCCATTTTTATTTTATCGGCGAAAGCCTTATCCTTACTAAAATAGGCCCTATATTTATTGAATATTTCACGAATCTTATTTAAGTTAGTCGTTGTATTCGCATCATTTGATCCCAGCTCCTTCTTTAACGCATCAACCTCTTCATTTAGTTTAAGCAGCTTTACTTGGACATCAATCGCATTAAACTGATCTTCAAACCCGCGTAGCATTTCATTGAGGCCCTCATTGATCTCTCTATCTTCCGCATTTAGCCTATCATTCTCGGCGTTTTTGTTCAGATTCCTTTTACCGCTGGCATTTCTCTCCTTTTTTGCCAATAGGCGCTGTGTGGCCGCCGCGGCCCGTTTTGCTACAAGCTCCCTACGCTCGCCGATTGCCTTCGAGTTATTCGCGTGCTTTGCTATAAGGCTACCACTCGCACCCTTCGCCGCGTTTATCTTGGATGTGTTTAGTAGGCCTGCAACAGAGGTGCTTCTGCGTTTTTTCAGATTATTACGCGAGGCTGTCGTTTTACCGGTCATCCTATTCCAAATAGATCTACCATTTGAGACCGGGGCCTTACGTGTAAATAGATTCCAGCCCATACTATTATGAGAGTTAGAAAACTTTCCTGAAACAGTTCCACCGACATGGACGCGTTAGCCACTCGGCCTTCATCGTCTTTTTAAATTCGATGAATTCCATATCTGAATCAGGGTCGAACTGCCCTTGCTTGTCACCCAGATAATCAAAATAGTCGTAGTGGGTCGTATCGGTATCCTCATACATGTAGCACTGTATGGTGATACAGGTATCCTTATTCGACTCGAGGTTCTTCAGCTGATGTACCTGATTCAGACTCGGGCTGATCCATGTGATATCGTCTTTTGTGAAATCAGCGGTCGCAAACGGTGTCAGCTCGTCAAGGCTCAGAAAAGGAAAGAGGCCCACCTGGATGGAGCCATTTAGAACGCGGATGATCGCGCTCGAGCCCCCGTGATTATGAATCGGTGAGAAATGTCCGACCGGCCATATCTCCATCACATAAGGGATGCCCGGTGATTCGCCGTTATTCTCCCCCAGCGTAATGCGTAGATAGGTCTCCTTCGGATTCGGCTTGTCCTTGTCGAACTCGTTCGCCTTCTGTTTAAGGCGCTCATAGCACCATTTACCGGGCGTGGCAATACTATACTCGATTGCCCGAGTGAAATCTGGAAAATCGGGAGTATTCAGTGTGAATTGCTTTCCGGAAATACAGTCGTAGAGTTTCTGTGAGGTGAGAGACAGATTCGCCTTCGGCATGGCCGCGCCCGCCGCAATGGAGTCCATTGTAAGATCCTCCGTATTCTTTACTATAAGGGGCACGTTGCCTGTTATAGGGTCTCTTAGGAGTGATCTTAGTTGAGCATTTTTTGTAGATACCGTAGTCAGGCTCTCTAGGAAGGGCTTGATCGCCTTCGATCCGAACTGGTGCCTATAGGTGATGCACTCGGCGCGAGCCTCGCCGACGCCGGCATACAGGCGCTGATTCTGGGAATCGAGACTAACCCAATAGTAGGCTCCGCGCTGACCTACGATGCCCTTTGCATTATTGATATCGATTAGCGGCTCTCCGCTCGGAAACATGTTCACAAGGACTTGGCTATCCGTAAATCGTACAATGAGGCCGGGCCCCAACGCATCTGAGATTCGGAGTTCGCAGGGTCCAGATGCGTCGAACAGAATAACTCCTTGCCCGTGGACAAGGAGGTCGGCTTTCTGGCTGTTTATGAGGGCCGCCTTGGGTTGTTTATGGGCTGTGCGCGTAAAAGTCATCTATTATAGTGGTGGTGGATTTTGCCGCAACCGGATCCGCCGCTGTTTGAGTGCGCGGATAAGCTTCTGGAGCCGTTGTATGGCGTGGGCCTTTTCCGTTTCCTTGATTTCTTCACAGAGGGTGTCGAACTCGGCCTTCGTATAGACTGTTGAAAAATATTCCATGAAGGGCTGGGCTTCATTACAGAGGATTGCTGAATAAAGGCCGACTGCCTTCCAGTGCTTACGAGATTCTTCTGTATCTGATGTCGGTGTATCTGCAGATTCTGCTGGTGTATTTACTGGTGGATGAATCGCCAGGATACGTTTGCATTGATCTATAAGTTCAGTCAGGGACATTTCACCCTTCATAATATTACAGGTTCCACAGCAGGTTCTGCAGTTATCTATAGTGTATTTACGTATCGTGTTATCGATTCGATCAATACTAAGACCCTTCTCAGACTTATATTTACATAGATAGCATTCCATCTTAGAAAGAACATTCCACTGTGTCTCAGTAATTTCAAAGGGAAGTCCTCTTTCTTCTGCTTCTTTTTTATAAGTAATATAATATCGGCAATAGTCTTTCGAGTAATATTCATTCCATTTCTTAAAAAACTCTTTACCAGCCTGCTTCTGCTTTACCACAATCGCACACTTTTCAATAAAGAACTCTACGCTTGATACATGCTTCATGCGATTACAGATCCAGCAGCAACTTACACAGTTTTCATTTGTATATCCTATAGAGTTATCCATACGATCAATGCCGTTTGTTTCTTCTGGATTCGAGTGGCCACAATAATAACAGGGAGATTGAACAAGAGTTGAAAAGGTGTCAAAGTCGATTGTGATTACCTTGTGGCGTTTTGTCGCGCCAACTATATAGTCCTTATAGTACCCCTTAATATTCTTAAATGTCTCATTCTTAAAGTTTCTAATGCGATGTTTCCGTTTTTCATCCTGTTTAGCTTGACTTTCGCTACAGACTTTACATGATACTGAATCCTTGTTATAACGAGTCTTAAATGGTTCAAAATCCTTTCCACAGTATGCACAAAGCGAGTTGGGCTTCGTAAGCTGAATCGCCTTTATAATCTCCTTGCGCTTTTGATACCGAGCTGTTTCTACAATGCGATTTTTATCACGACATGTATCACAGGATGCAGTATCATTAAGGATATTAAAACAACCGCGCGCAATATCGCAATAACTAATACCCTTTTCCTTTTCCTCTATATAATATTTATCACGTTCATGTTTTTTACAGAAACCTGGCTCTTTAACTTTAAACGCACACCCTTCATGCTGACAGGGGTTTGTCTTAGTTGCTAGTTTTAATAGACATGATTCGCATGATGTTGTAGTGTCACTTGGAGGATTGTTGCAACCTCTAAAAAAGAATCGACACCACTTTTTTCCTGTTACAATGCCCTCGTCATATTCGCGATTCCTTTCATGCCGACCACAGTAGCCGTTCTCAGATGGTGGAAACTGACATCCAGATCCTTTTCGAGGCCCTAGCTGCACAATTGCCTTACACGTTGCCATTTCTAAATTGGTAACGCGAAACGCTTTTAAGCCGGAAGTTGTCAGATTTTCACACAAACTACCGGTAGTTGTTACGTCGCTCACATACTAAAAACACAAAAATACAAACGCCATGACGTGAATGTGACGTAATGTATACAGATTTAGTTGGAATATGCCAATCCACCCATTCCTGACATCACGCGCAGCACATTGTAGTTCGTCGCGAACACGTACACCGACGACGACGTATTCGTGCCAACGGCGTTGTTGGACACCGTGAGGAGGAGCGTCGTGTTATCAATGCGCGACAAGTTGCACGTGCCCGAGGGCTGGTGCTGCTCGGGCTGGAGAGCGAACGAGTAGACGTTGATGCCAACGGCGGGGACGTTCGTGTGGTGCTGGTAGGGCTGCACCAAGTTGAAGTAGTCGCCCTCGCGCGTCTGGAAGCGGTCGTGGCCGTTGAGCTGGAGGAGCGCCGTGATGACGGGGTTCTTGCCCGCCATGCCCTCGACGCGCGTCACCGAGTAGCCCGACTCGTGGACGCAGCGGTCCCACCAGTCGGAGAAGTTGAAGGGCTGCTGGCCCTTCCACTCGCCAACGACAGCGGGGTCGCACGACACGAACGAGTCGCGCTGGACAACCCACACAAGCTCCTTGCAAGGGTGGTTGAAGTTGAGCTTGAGCTTGTTGGCCGACGACGTGATCGACTCAGCACCCGTGAACTGGAGCGTCTCGATCAGGTACTCGTGGGAGACCTGGGCGAACTTGCGGCGCTCGTCCGTGTCGAGGTAGATGTAGTCGACATAGAGCGACGCGGCCTGGAGGTTGGCCGCCGCAACGCGCGTGCGGACGGCGTTGGGGTCCGTGGCGCCAGGCGTCGAGTCCCAGCAGAGGTTGCGGAGGTCGTTGAAGTCGAGGTTGATGCGGACCTCGTGGTACTGGAGGGCGATCAGGGGCAGGGACAGACCAGGGTTGCGGCAGAACCAGAACTGGAGAGGGATGTAGAGCGTGTACGCGGGCGCGCACGAGAGGCCCTCAGGCGACGAGAGGGGCTCGCCGGCGGCGCAGTCGTTCTCGCAGGGCGCGCCACCCTGGAAGATAAGGTTCGTGAGCTGGGGAACGTTGCCAACCATCTTGGCATAGCCCGCCTGCTTGCCGGCCTCCTGCGTGAGCTCATTCCAGATGTGGAGCCAGTTGCCATAGTGCTTGTCGATGCGCTGGCCACCGATCTCGATCTCAACGGCCTTGACAAGGTTGTGGCCGACCCAGTTGAGCCAGCGGAACGAGGCGCCCGAGCCGTCCGTCGACTGGACCGAGACCGAGGGGAGCGTCGCCTGGAGGTACATGCGGTGGATCAAGTCGCCGTTGCGCTGGATCGTGCACGTCACACGCTTGCCGAAGCCAGGCGAGCCGTTGAAGGGGTTCTCGATGGCCTCCATCGCGAAGTTCGTGTGGCGGCGGTACACGACCTTGAAGAACGTGATCTGGGGGTTACCCGTGAGGTAAACGTCCTGGGCACCGTAGGCAACGAGCTGCATGAGACCACCACCTGTCATTTGTTATACCCCTTTGCTAGAAATAAATTCCGGGGCTCCACGGATCGGCGGCGCGCGCGCGCCGGGGATAAGGTGTTTCCAGAATGCTGGATCCGTAGCCTAAACGCCAGCCCGTTCCCAATCTAGAAAAATGGCCGAGGAACCCTTTTTCAAGATTCGGCCAACGAAGCGGTCGAATCCGGAATCAAGAACAACTCTGGATCGCTTACATCACGTAAAGATGCAGGGTCTTCTCGACAAGGAGGATGGTATTGACGCATTAAAGTCCTCCCTAGTGGAGCTGAAGGGCCGGGTGGTAACAGATGAGGTCGAGTCCGAACAGATTCGAATGAAGGTGAATGAGGTCCAAAAGGAGATCGACAAGCGCCACGATAAGAATGAGATCTTCGACTATTTCTTGGATACCGGTGAGATCCTGTACAACTATTACGAAACCCAGGACAGAATCTCCAGCGGCACCGGTGGGTCTCATAGACGGGTTGCGGCGAAGCCTGGATCCGTTCTGGCGGCCCTCGAGTCCGCCGCCGGTGGACCTCCAGGCGGAAGTCCCGTGCCGGGGACAAGCGGTTCTGGCGAACTTCTTCGCCGAGACAAGCTTCTGGAGGAATACCTCCTGAAAGTGGATCCGGCCCATGCTCGGGGTGCTACCGTATTTGACCAGGACCCCTACGGCGAGTGCGACGAGTGCGGCACCGAAATGATATTCTCCGCCAATGAGGCCATATTCACGTGCACGAACTGCGGCGCCCAGGAGTTCGTTTTGATCGACTCGGACAAGCCCAGCTATAAGGATCCTCCTCGGGAGGTCAGTTATTACGCTTATAAGCGTATTAACCATTTCAATGAGTGGCTGGCCCAGTTCCAGGCCAAGGAGTCCACGGAGATTCCTCCCGAAGTCTATGATGCTATCGTGGCGGAGCTCAAGAAGGAGCGGATCATGGACTATAGGACGTTGAAGCAATCGAAGGTTCGGGAGATTCTGAAGAAGCTTAAATACAATAAGTACTATGAGCATGTGCCTCATATTATGAATCGCTTGAACGGACAGACGGCACCAGTGATGAGCCGGGAGATAGAAGAAAAGTTGCGCTACATGTTCAAGGAGATTCAGCCGTCTTTCCAGAAAAACTGCCCGAAGGAGCGGAGCAACTTCCTCTCCTATTCCTATGTGCTGTATAAATTCTGTGAGCTCTTGGAGTTGGATGAATATTTGTCTTCATTCCCGCTTCTGAAAAACCGTGATAAGCTCTATGTGCAGGATAAGATCTGGAAGCTTATCTGTCAAGATCTGTCTTGGGAGTTTATTCGATCCATTTAGTCCTAGGGCTAAATATACGGTCACTCCAATCCTAAAAACTTACGTCCAATCTTACTAGTTGCAAACATAGCAAATCCAGAGGCAATCTGGGCATAAAATACCGGAGTTCGTTTTGTGCAACACAATAAATAGACGGAAAGCCCAGCAAAAAGTAGGAAACTTAGCCAGAATAACTTTGTAAAAGTATCCATTGTTCTAGTCTGTGCTTATAAAAAGTACGATGCTTATTTTCTTCATATGTTATTTATGATACCGCACGCGACGTCTGGTAGTCCGTTTTCCACCGCTGGCATTTTTTGGACAAGGATATACTTCTGATACTAATAGCTCCATATTATCGGGAAGCTTGTTATAGGTATCTCCGTGCTTAAATATATGCATAGACTCATGTTTCTTAACAGACCGATTCGAGTTCTTAATGAAGCGACCAGCATGCACTCCAAATCCCATATAACTTCCCAAATGCTTGCCATTATGCTTGAAGCAATAACCTATATAAGAGCCCTTGCTGCTTGGATTTCTAGGGTTTGGACGCGAATGCTCCTTTAGTTCTGTCACCTGAATTGAATTGTGCACACCTTCTCTGGGTGCTCCGTTCATTCTATTTATAACGTTACATATCTATCATAGATATGTCATGCTATATTGCGAATCGATTCAGTCGCTAAGCTTCGGTCGCAGAGCTTCGGTCGCAGAGCTTCGGTCGCAGAGCTTCGGTCGCTTCGCTTAGAGCCGGCCACCGGGGAAGCCAACAAGGTTGGCGCCGATACCGAAGCCAGCGCCCTGGCGAGCCGTCGCGCCGATCGAGGGCGAGACGACATCGAGGATAGCGAAGACGGCCGCGGCGACAACGCCGAGCGTCACGATCTCGTCCCATGGGAGCGAGCGGCGGGGAACAAAGATGGCCGCAACAGCGACGAAGAGGCCCTCAACGAGGTACTTAACCACGCGATTAACGATTTCAGACGCGGAGTTCATGCTGTCTATATTCCCATCGTAGATTTTTTCTTTGAAGCTGGTTTAAATATGAAGGGGGGTTATTCGCGTATTTCTATCTAAAGCGAGACTCCTACAACCGTATAGAACAAGATGGCCGCTCGGGAGGATTTTCTAGAAGAGGACGCCGAGATACCCGGGCAGAAGGTTTGCCTTCTCAGCTTTCTCAGCCCGGAGAAGGTCCTGGCCAAAAAGGACCTCTTTATGTTCGAGGCCTTCTTGAGTACGTATGAGTACTCCAGCCGGGTGGCTGCGATGGAGGAGTTCCTGATCAAGTCCGTTAGTACCATCAACGCGAAGCTGGACGCCGAGTCGGATCGCCTCCTAGAGTTGGATCTCAGCGGGGCGTCGGAGGCCTGCCGGGCGTCTCGCTTCCGGGTGGATACGGTGGTCGATGATCTCAAGGCCTTCATCCAGAAGAACGATGCTGCCATGCGTGAGTCGAAGCTGAAGGAGGCCTTCGACACGTTCATGTACACGAATAAGGCCAAGCTCGAGGACGAGTTCTACGCAAAGAACGACTTCCAGACGACAGTCCGTGGTCTCAAGATCCGTGGTGTCTATAGCAGCCAGGCGGAGGCCGTAGCGCGCTCGAAGAAGCTGCAGCGCATGGATACGCTTCACAACATCTTCCTGGCCGATGTCGGGAAGTGGCTTCCCTGGGATCCTGAGCCGAATGATGTCAAGGAGCAGGAGTATGCTGAGGAGGAGCTCAACACGCTCATGAAGAAGTATAAGGAGAATGAGGAGGCCCGGGAGCAGTTCCAGAAGGAGAACCGGGGACGTTTGGCCAAGAAGCCGGTTGCCGTGGATGTGTCTGGATCGGAGGTTTCGACCGGCTCTGAGAATCCTCTTGCTGGCTCAACGCTCGGCTCAGATGTGACCGGAATGTTTGGCACGGACGGCCCGGCTGATCTTGCGATTGCTCGTAAGATGGATAAGGCCGGTGGGCTCGATTAGATGCAGTGTTCATTATAAAAATCAGTATTGATCACTATTGTAGTCATCAATGTTGATCTTGCAAATGCTTTCTGGGAGAGCTTCAAGTCGCGGAGCTTCAAGTCGCCCCTGCTTCAAGTCGCGGAGCTTCAAGCCGAACGCGGGAAATAGTCGTTCGTGTAGGGGGGTGAGATGGCGCGGCACACATTCTCCTGGCAGAACTCGCCCTCATTGCACGTGACTCCCTTGCAATCGAGATCCCGGAAGCCCTCCGGGAATGACCGCATGTAGTTCTTGCGGAGCCAAGGTAGCGCCGCGACAACTAGCACAAGAACAGCAAAGAGCCCTATGAGGCCATATGCACCACGAGGACTCTTCATTCTAATATCTTGGCTTATAATATAATGAGCTTAGGTAGTGTTATAGACATTTGTGGTGGTGTAATGCCTGGTATGTCAACTTCATCAGGGCTAAACTGGTTAACATCGGCATCAGGATCAGGCACAGGAACCAGTGTAGCGACAACGGTGAAGGTGCGGAAGCAAAATACCTTATCTGCACCTGTTACATCTACCGATTTGCGTAACCTGGCCGATATGATTGAAATGCGCGTAAAGGTTGCGGCTCAGGAGGCTAAGGATGATATGGATATAGGGGCATCGCGTCCGCAAGTAACAGGGGGTGGCAGACGCAAGACAAAGAATAAGCGCAAGCACAGCCGCCGTCGCTAAATCGTGATCAAATACAAATCTTAAATGCAGCCACTGGATGCTTTTAAGATTCGAATAAAGGCCCCCCACAGCATCAAGGAACAACCGGAAGCACCAGCGTCTCATGCACGATCGGAATCTCCGCCGACAAGCAGAATCCATTCATGCACTCCAGGCCTTGAGGGCATCCGGGAAACTCGACCCCACACCGCTGGATCATCGACGCCGGATTCTGGAACCGCTCGCGCTGAAAGAACAAGTTCACACGATAATACCGATCCACGCAAATCAGAGCGAATCCTATGGCCGCGAAAATAAGAAGGCACTTCACCTCGTCCTTCATCTAATAGAACAAGCGGATTCAAAACTTCTTCCGTACCTCTACAGTCGGGCCCTTCAGGCGTCTGGCACCCATCGGATCATACGCGTTCATCTCCTCTTCCTCCTTGTCCCTATAGTTGTTCGCCGAGTGCTGCCAGAATTCCGGAGCGCCAATCTTGAAATCCGGATGAATCTCGGCCTTGTACCAGAAGACGCAGTCCTCCAGCTTCGCCGACTGACTGGTATTGTCGACGACCAGACACTCGTAGTTCTGCGTGCACTGGTCCATTATCTGGCAGAAGAACTCGAAGCTCGGAAAGGCGGACGCGTAGTTGTCAAAGATGCGCTTACGATTCGTCATGTACGGTTCTCTCAGGATAAAGACGAAGTCGACATTCGTGCGTAGTGCCGGCTGGATACCCAGTGGATACTGCATTGTAATAATGAAGAACACCTTGAGCCAGCGGCCGTTCATGAACAGATAACGAATATTCTTATCGTGAGTCCAGCTGTCATCGTACATGCAGTCGTCCAGAATCATAAAAGCCCGGGGATCAATGCGGGACTTGCCTCCGCCGGCTTGCTCCTTCTGAATCCGCCCCATGATCATCTTTTGCCGCTTCACGTAGTTGGCCAGAATCAGCGGATTGTATTCGCCGTGAATGAAGATCGGCGGGATCATTTTGCCATAGAAGGAGTTCGACTCCTCAGTACCGCTGATGACGGTTCCCAGCGGCATGTCCTGGTGATTAAAGAGCAGATCGCGAACGAGCGTAGATTTGCCCGTGCGCCGGCGACCAATAAAGATGCATACGGCATCCTGGGGCACCTTGCGCATTTCGAATTTCCGCAACGATATATTCACTGCGCCGGCCATATTCCTGTACCTATGGTGACGAAAAATACAGGGAGCTGCGGGCCGCGTGCGGGTTTGCCACTCTTTGATTATATGAGTTGCGGGAAGAATGGATCTCCGGGGGTGTAACTTACCTAAGCCATCTTACACCGTCGAGCCCTTGCCGCCCGCCTTAACCGAGGTGCAGGGATATTCGAATCTCAGCACTGTCTTTCCAACTGTGAAGAGTTTGCTTGAGAGACAGGATGTCTCTAGCGTTTGGCTGGCCTCTGTAATAGATCGCATCGACTGTTCTGGTAAGCCCGGATCCTGCAACCTCGTAGTAAATGGGAAGTCGATTCAGGCCTATATGAAGACAACGCACTTACTGAATCCGATCCAGTGGATAAAAGGATACTACGGTAAGGCGGGGCGCCTTGACCGGAAGCTGGCCGATCCCTGGAACCAGGCCTATATTGATGCAGTGACCTGTTATCTAGTTGGGCGCCTTCATGCGCAGGGCGCTTCCCCGCATTTCAACGCCTTCTATGGCGCCTTTACAGCCGAGGCATCCACGTACTCCTATAATCTCACGGACGACTTCGACAGCTATCGCCAAAATAAGTGGTTCTGGTCCGGACAGAAGTCGGGTCTGTATCGTCTTTCCGTGGTGAATGAGGACGGCTCTGGATCCGTTCCGGACGAGATTCTGAAGGACGTCTTTACGGAGTTTGATCACGAGTCGGATGATGAGTCGTCGGTGGATTCTGAGGAGGAGTCTGAGGAGGACGAGGATTCCGAAGAAACGGAGGAAGAGAATTCAGAAGATACAGAGGAAGAGGAATCGGAGGAAGAGAGCATAGCCAGTGAGGAGCTTGACGCGATGCCCGTCGACTCAAATGTTGATGCTGACGCCGTTTCCCTGAAGTCAGAGGAAATGTCCGAAATGTCCTTTGCCTCCGATTCGAGCCTCGACGACGGAAACTACCGGATCGTATGTGATATCTCGAACTACCCCGTGATGATGATTCTGACAGAGGAGAACCGGGGTACAATGGACGCGCTCCTCGATAACTTTGCCGCAGTTGGCGCGAGCCCGGGCACAGCCGAATGGGAGCTCCGCTGGTCGGCCTGGATCTTCCAGATTCTCGCGGCACTCTCTACAGCCCAGGAGCTGCTCGGGCTCACGCACAATGACCTCCACACAAACAATATTGTCTGGTCGGCCACGGAGGAGGAGTTCCTGCATTACAAGATGCGCGACGGCACGGCCTTCAAGGTTCCCACCTTTGGCAAGATCTTCCGCATCATCGACTTCGGCCGCGCCATTTTTACGCTCAATGGAAAGACCTTCGTGAGCGACGACTTCCGTTCCCAGAATGATGCCGGTGGCCAGTATCGCTTCAAGCCCTTGTATAAGAAGGTTCAGAATGCAGTTCTACCGAATCCGTCCTTTGATCTGTCCCGCCTTTCAGTCAGCCTCTTCCAGGCACTCTTTCCGGACACGCCCGAGATCGATGAGAGCGGTGATGTGCTGAGTGCAGAGGAGGGTCTCACTGTACTCAAGACGGTCTCGCCGCTATACAATGTGCTGTGGAAGTGGCTCGTGGATGATGACGGCGTGAATGTGCTCATCAATCCCGACGGCTCGGAGCGGTATCCGGACTTCTACTTGTATAAGCACATCGCCGCGCATATCCACACGGCCATTCCTCGGTACCAGTTTTCAGAGCCAGCTTTTGACCGATTCCAGGTGAATCCGTCAGAAGTTGGTAAGGCGTGGTCGTTGTTTTGTTGAAGTTCTAGCGACGTGTACGGCGTGTCGAACGCCTTCTGTGATAGTGGCTACGTGTTCTGCGTCCTCCTGCCGGCGGGACTAGAGAACCGAGCGTAACCTTTCTACCATCCTTTAGAGTCACCTCAGTTCCTAAGGGAAAGAATCGAATATCTTCTCCTAGCATTTTGTTGCCTAATCTTTTAACCTGAGCCTTTCCATGATGCCGGCCCAGGCCGCGTGTGATCATGAATAGACCAGTGCCAACAGGACCAGATTTTATATTTTCCATCGCCGATACATTATTAAGGTCGGCCATCTAGTATCCGCTTAGAACTTTGGCACACCCACCTGCACCTCCTCGTCATTCGAGCCGCCGCCACCCATCTTGATAGCAGCCAAAGAAGTTGGGGCGAACGTCATAATCGTCTTGATGAGGCTCGTAGCCGACTCTGGCAGTAGCTGCATGATGAAGGCGACCATGATCGCACCAATCAGAAAATCGCGAAAGATACCCTTGGGACCCGGGGTACCTTTCTCGAAGAGAACCGTGGACCCTGCGCCCAGAACCGATAATGTTATTCCACCTATGGCCATTCCAGCCCAGAGGTGTGACATTTCTGCGGCACAGGCAGGAAAAAAGACGCGTAATTCAGCGCATCTAAAGCTCCTCAAATCCGTCCATCGGAAGTGAGTCGTCGCCGATCGTGTCGAATCCATCCATAGGCTCCGATGGTATATCTGAGAAATCAATCTCCTCGTTCTCTTGCTCCTCCGTCATCGGCTTGAATTTGGACTTCTCGGGATTCTCTGAATCAAAGACGCTATCGATGCCGGTGAACTTCACGTGAGCGTCTCCCTCCGATCCGACAATAATAGTCGGCGTGTTCGGCCGGGCCTTTTCTACAGGGGCGGACTCTTCGGGCTTGGCCTCGGGCTTCTCTTCGGGCTTCTCCTCAGCCTTCTCCTCGGGCTTCTCTTCGACCTTGGCCTCGGGCTTCTCCGCGGGCTTCTCCTCCACCTTCTCCTCAGGCTTTTCCTCAGGCTTTTCCTCGGGCTTCTCTTCGACCTTGGCCTCGACCTTCTCCTCGGCCTTCTCCTCGGCCTTCTCCTCGGCCTTCTCCTCAACCTTCGCCTCAACCTTGGCCTCCACCTTCTCTTCCTCTGGCTCATCCTCATCGTCATCACGCAAATACTCCTTCAGAATACTCTTGACCGGCAACATGGAACGAATCGCCTGGTTCACACCATCATTGATGAGCCCCTCAATCTGCCGCATATTCTTCTGGCGTTCTATCGACGTCCCGGAGGCCGAAAACAAATAGGTATTTGTCCAAAGAAGGCGCGCGCACTCCGTCATTGTCCGGTGAATAAAATGGTCGAGCTTCGGAATAGTAATCTGCAACTTCTTCTGCTTCGTCGTTAACCGAATCGCCGAGAGAATCTTCGTGTGCGCAATAAAGACTGCCGTGAGCAGCTCCTCCATATAGTCGCAATGCGTGGCCGTGATGACGCCCGCCGTCTCCCGCTGCACCTTATCCGTATTCCAATCCGTAATGCCCTCGAGCAACTTCTGAAAGTTCATCAGGCCCTTCTTAGAATCGGGATCAATCGCCTTGGCCTCCTCCAGCATAGTTAAAAAGAACGACTGCATGGCTGGCACGACATACTGGCAGAGCTGACGAGTGTATTCACCCTTCGCCTCTGCATATACGCCGACGCCCTCTCCTCCAATATCCATACTAACTTCCTACAGGAGTTGTCGCGGATTTATTAACCGCATAGAGCGCGAGCTGAATCCACGGCGATGATCCTGCCCCACACGCCCTTAGCGCCTCCTGCAGCTCCACATCATTGTAGTTCTGGGCCATGAGGCCTGTCAAAATCTTGTAGGGGTTGACGCCTTGTTTCCGGAGTTCCAGAATCCCGGTCCAATCCGGAAGGGTTGCCTCAGCCTCTCGTGGGATCCCGAGCGTTAATGCCAGCCCCTCATTTTTGGTCCGGCGAAAGGATGTGTCCGAGCGCATTGAGACAATCGTGCAGCGCGAAAGAATGGGCGGAGACAACTTCCAGAGTTCCCGGACCTCCAGACAACACTTCACATTTGGCCCGGCTGTTTCCAGAATCCGGCGAAGAAAGGCCTGGGCCTCCTGGGTCAAATCATCGGCGCCTTCGATCCAGACAAAGAGCCGATCCTTCGAGCGCACCTGCTGGTGGAGAATCTCCCGACCTTCGCGAAGACTCCGATCCGTCCGAGCATTCCATCGGAAGAGCTTGGCCTTCGCTAGGGCAGCCTCCTCCCGAATCCATCGTGACTTTCCTGTGCCAGGTTCGCCGCTAATAAGCAGCGCACCTTTACAGGGCTTGGACATCGTTATATACGATACGGATCTGTGGTTTAGGTCAAGACCTTTATTGTACAGCCAGATAAGGCCCCCTGCTTTTTCGCGCGCGTCACATTGTTAGCAGGCAACTTATTGTAAAAACTGTTCTTAAGAACGTTCGTTTTATTTCCGAACATTCTCTTTCGAGTGAGCGTCAGGATTGATTTTAGAAGAGCGACGCCCTTCTCCTTCCCCTTCATTTTCTTAGACGCGTTCATGTAAACAGAAGATGGAATCTCCTTTCCAGCCTGGAATATAGTATTCTTACAATCGGGATTACAGAACCCCTTTATGCACTCCTTTTTAGAAGTGGCCCGGGATTCCTTTGACCGCAGTTTCTTTAACATATCATCTATAGACTCTTTCGGTAAGCCCAACTTTTTCGCGACTTTCACGGCCATCTTATCTGACCCCTTTTCAAAGGTCTTTCCGCAGTACTCCGATTCGCAGCGCTCCATTCTAATGTGGTGTGCTAAAGTTAAGTACCCGCATAAAGGGGTACTTAACATTGGCACAATACGGATGCTGTCAAGTAGGCTATACTTGACGGTATTTACATACTCGACAAAAGCTCACTGAGAACCTCCTCCTGATTATCCGCATTCGCCCGCAAGTTCTGCGACGCCATCAGTGGGTTCGCGTTCACGGCTGATACAACCTCGGGTCCATTGCGCACACGGCTGACATCGAGCTTCAAGGGCGCACGGTAACGCACGAGACCGATGTCGCCCACGCCCGTAGGAATGCCCTCCACGCGATTGATGGCATTCGCGCGATCATTGACAATGTCCGAATCGAGCTTCTTCGTTGTCTGATGCAGATTACCGTCGAACACGGCCAGGGCGCCGCCGTTTCCGTGCATGGGGTTGCGACCAGCGGCGATCTGCTCCTTGAGCGGGTTCGAGCGCATATTGTAGGCGGCGTCGTGGCTCGTGAAGTCCTTGTTGACGCCGATCGAAGGTCCATAGTGCTCCGACTTCGCCGATATCTGGGCCTTCTGCGTTGGCCGGGCAATATCATCCGGATTATAGATCTTGAGACGCGTGGGGCCATCGGCTCCTGGCGCCGCCTGACCCATCCAGTTCCAGTTGATCGTGCCCTCCTTCACAGTCGTGCGCGCAATATCATTGGGATCCCAGACCGTCATCGCCGGCGCGCCCTGGGCATAGCCCGTCGCCGTGCCCGATTGCCGAACATTCCCGACGATCTCCTGGCGCCGCGTGGGGCGATTCTCATCATCGTAGTGCACTGTGACTTGCCCGGCCTCTGCCGGTACCAAGTTGAGACCCATTACGCGCTCACCCGTCATATTACGCTCATTGGGGCGAACCTCGTAACCTGAGCGACCATAGTCGTTCTCGGCCGCATCCGTATCCGCCGACGTGTAGGTCGTCATGTCCGCATTACGGTAGCCGGCCCCGCCATACTGCTGCGCCATTGGCATGCGATACGATCCAGTCACGTAGGACTCGCCGAACTCCTGAGATCCGGCAGGACCCGAGTACTCCGTGCTCGTCTCCGGGCGAGTCGTGTGCTTAAGCACCTGGACGGGCCGCACAGCTGACTTGAGCTGATCACCCGTCGTAACAAGGAGGCGAGCACCCGTCTCGTCGACATAGAAGGTGTCAGGGCGGTACTTGCGCACCTCTCCAGGATCCTGGGCGGCGCCGCCAATGAAATGCTGTCCAGGCACGACCGGCTGCTTATAGGTCTGCTTCGGATTGTCCGACGTGCGCAGCTCATCCGTGCGCCGAATATTATCAATCATGTACTGATTGACCTCGAACTGCTGGAAGCCGCCCTTGCCCGTGGCCGCGAAGCCCTCATTCACACCCGGGGCCACGCGCACGGGCTCAAAAGGCCGCTCACCCGCGCGACTCCGGGGATCATTCATGCGGCTCTGGACAAAATCCGTGGCCGACTCGAGGCCGAAGGGGTTGCCATAGGGCGCCTGGGCCGTGTCGAACATGGTCTCGACCTCCTTCTTGGCAATCTGGGTCACACCGGAGCCGGTAAAGGAGTCGAGGATACCGGAATTCGTGTTCGCCGCCACATTCTGGCGAACCCGGCCTCCAAAGAAGGGTACCATGTTGTTGTGCTTGAAGTCGCTCGTCTTCAGGCGCTCGCCCGTGAGGCTGCTGACCACGTAGTCACCGTCAAGATAGTTCGGGTCCGCCTCAATGCCGGCGGGATTCATGGCCACATCCGGGGTGGCGGATTCAATCGGCTGCGGAACGGCCTGCATCGCCGGATTCATGGGCACGAGCTGCGGCTTCGGGGCGACGTAGTTCAACAGAGATCCCTGGACATCCTTTACGGGTTCGGAAGGGATGCTGCTATAGGCGAGGTCGAGCTCCTGGCTGGCGCCTCTGGGAGCAGCGCCACGGGGCGCTGTTGTTATAGGAGATGTTTCCGGACCACGCTGGGCGTTCGAGTCGAATCCTTCTTGCTGTGTATAATCTCCTGCCCGACCTGTGAGGCGGGTTACCATATATCCGAGGCCTGCTAAGGCAAATAGAGCGGCTGCCTCCATTACTAGTATTGTTCAACGTTTATCGTGATGTCATATGAGACGTGGCGATAAATGTTAGTACCGCCAAGTGCCAGGATTAATAACTCCAAAAGGAGTTATTAATCCAGCCTACTTGCCTATGTAGTGTTGTAGACCAAAGTTAAGTACCCCCTTTCGGGGGGGTACTTAACTTTGGCACAACACGGTATCTCGCTGTTGCGCTTACGCCGTGCCATGCCCCACATGCGTCTTGCACTTCTCCTTATCGAGCGTGCGGGCGGGAATGAAGTGGTCGAAGGGTGTCTCGAAGGCCAGCTGCGGCTGGTGGGGCAGGGCCTCCCAGCGATTCCAGCCCGTGGCCCGGAGCGTGCAGGGCGGGTTCACGAGGCGCTGGAAAAGCAGGGGCACATTCTCGTCGGGAGCCGACTCCAGAGGGATTTGGTTCAACTTGTTCGTCTCCGGATTATAGAGCGCCCTGAAATCGGACACGCGGCTCCCGAAGCGGTTGATGCCCTTCAGGTCCGTCTCCACGTCCGTGCGCCACTGGCCAGCGGGCCATGAGGCGCCGGACATCTGAATACGGGTCGTGGCCTCCACAGGGAAGCTGACGGGGCAGTTCGCCTCCGGGGGATTCAGATAGTAGCGCTGGGCATAGGATGTGATGCGCATGTCATCGACTTGGTGAAAATCATCAAATCGGGGGCGTGTCAGGGCTTGTTGTTTGGGGGCGGCCATCTACTTCTTATGCTTACTCTTATATCCTGCAAGTATCTGAGCGGCAGTTGGCGGCTTGTTCACCGCACCCATTTTACTCAGTTGCTTTGAAAACTCGCCTAGCCTCTTTTCCTTATTTTTGGCTGCTCTACTGCCTCTAGCATTCCTATTAGCAGCCTCTGCCTTACGAGATGAGGCTGCGTTGCGCGCGGCTTGCATACGACTTGCTAGATTCTTCTTACTGAAGTTAGACTTCGGGAAACGTTTACCAAAGGCTGTTTGAACATCGTTCATAAAAGCAGCTTTTGCCTCGGGGTCTAGTTGACTGAACGGGACGCCGCTCTCATTTACAGCATTTTCATTGATACCAGTGTATAGGTTTATCGCTGCCGGATCACTTACTGTACTGCTCGCTCTACTGCGCGCAACGGCTAGAGGATTCTCGACACTGAATGCAGATTTATTGTGGGGCGGCTTATTTACAGATGTCTTTTTACTAGCATTTCTTCTTGACGGATTAGGGAGCCCCAGTATAGTACGCCACGTTGGCGGGCGCGTATTATGCTTTCTAGTTGCAAAGGGTACTCGTGAAGGGTTAGGGTTATTATGGCCAGGGTGCCGCCCCGACGGTGTATTAAAGTTACTGAGAGATGGGAGCCCTTTACGCTTCCTTTCCGCGGCATTTGTTGCGAGCGTAGCCCACGAACTCATTCTAATATGTTATAATAAATGTGATGACTCGAAGGTAATCATATTTATTATTATTAATTTACCGTGAAATACTAAAGTTTAAGTACTCTCCTCCAGGAGAGTACATAACTTATGCTCACGACGATACATCTTTACCGACGACGCGTGACTCTGCGTCCACGACGGGTCTTGCGTGAGCCACCCTTCTTGTTTAAAAGATTACGCTTACCATTTTGGCGCGTGAGTGCACGATGAGTCGGAAGGTTCGCATTTGGAATATGTCTGCGCGCGGGGGGTGATCCAGTGAATAATGGCCCGTTGTGAGTTCTATTTGACCCGTTGTGAGTTCCAGTTCTCGGAAGGTTCGCATTCGAAATATGTCTGCGCGCGGGGGGTGATCCAGTGAATAATGGCCCGTTGTGAGTTCTATTTGACCCGTTGTGAGTTCCAGTTCTCGGAAGGTTCACATTTGGAATATGTCTGCGCGCGGGGGGTGATCCAGTGAATAGATGCATTATACTATAAGCTCAGTATTTCTCCGGCCGGTTGCACACCTGCTTCTCCAAAGGGAGAGGCCCAATCACCGACGGATAGGCCCACTGCTGGTAGTCACGAAGAGGAACCAGGGACGCATTAATCTCGAGCGAAGTCTTTGGATCCTTCCGCACAATCGTGTTACACTTCGGAGGCAAGTGGTGTCTGGCCGCGGCATCCGAGTTCGCCCGGGTGATTCCGCGCAAATCTGACTCGAGATCGGCCTGGTTTCCCGCGATCCGGCTGACCGCATTTCCCGCGACCATACCAAGCTCGTGCCGGGCCTCCTTCACATGCTGCACGAAAACCTGCTCCTCAGCATAGGCCTGCGGATTCTCCTGTGCTTCCTTCGGTGTATTGACGACAAAGGCATCAGCGAGTGAGGCCATTTCTGTTAGAGTCTCAGCAATTCACGTCGCGCACATAGTTCCGCGACGGCATACCGCCACGGATCCAGCCGGGGGACGCCATCTCCGGGATCAGATTCTCGGGCTTCTGGATATTGTTCTTAACAACCGGGATCATTGGCGTGAAGACACCATCGAAGGCCGTCTCCGTAACCGTGCCACACTCCTTGCCCTGGCGCACCTGCTCGGAGTGCATGAGCAGCGTCTCTACGTCAGCATTGCCGCGCCCGCCGCCCATATAGGGCACGGACAGGAAGGGGCGCGCCTGGTTACGGATATTGCAGCGGTTGTTATTGAACTCGGGCTGGTTCTTGAGGACGGACTCGGCATCGATGTTCGCGTTATTCGAGCCGTAGCCCTCGCGAGGATACGAGATCAGCTCCTTCACCGACAGGGGGTTCACCTTTCTGGCATCCGGGACGAGGTTTGTCGTCGTGTAGCGACCGGGGCCCACGGACTGCTTGAAGTACTGCTCAATGCCGCACGTGTCGTCGCCCGTGTGTGTAAGACGGTTTAGCTGCATGGCCTTCTGAATGATGTGGGGAGAATATCGGCGGATATGAATAGATGCGTGCCTCGAAGGCCACCACGTCCAAGTTCTGCCGGTGCGTCAAAGCCGTCCGGAAGACTGTGAAGGCGTCGCAAAAAGAGGGCGCGGCCATCGCCATTTGCACGAAGAGTGTTCTCCAAACGAAGGGGAAGACTCTGCGGAAGATTTCCTGCAAGGCGAAGCGGTTGAATGTCTCACCGATCCACGTTTAGCCAGGGCAGCGCCCCGCCGTCCGTGCCAGGCATACAGGCCTCGCGGCCACCCTCCTTGCACGTCTTGCCCGGAATCTTGTATAACCAGTTCTGGTAGGAACCCTGGTCATTCGGGATCGACGTGCTCGGCATCGTGATAAACTGCCGCTGAGACTGTGTCTTGCCAAAGACGTCCGTAGGGTCGGAGGCGAAGTCCGTCCGGAAGAAGTCGTCGAGCTGGACCTTGGTCAACGGATCCGTGACGGAGATGGCGGTTCCGCGGCCAGGATTATACTTGATCTCATCGATCAGGACATTCATGAACGGGTTGCGGTTTGAGGGCGCCGTGCCCGTATAAGGGGCGGCGGCACCGATCACATCAACCACCGGCTTCAGATCAGCCGTAACGGCCTGGAATCCCTCGCGTCGAACCCGGAGTCGAAGCAGGGCTAGAAAGGCCGGTGTGCAATAGAGCGTGGCTATAATGAGGCAGCCGAGGAGGGCCGCCGAATGCCTCTGCACGTAACGGCTGAAGAGCCCAAAAAGGGTCGCCACCGTAAAGATGATTAGCACGTGGTTTGTGAGATCCGAGGCGCAGCCTCCGCGTCTCGATTTCCATGTGAGATCTGTGTGTAGAACCGCTGCCGGGTGCTCCCAGACATATGGATTACATAGTCTTGTATCCATCCTACCGTGTTATGCCAATTTGTGAAATCACTTCTTATTCTTCTGGCGCTCCTCCAGCTTCTTCTTGAGCCGATTCTTCACCAGTGAGCGACGGTACTCGTCGTAGTTGCCTGAGGCCCGGGCCGACTCCGGCTCCTCAAAGGAAAAGGCCGAGCGGAACTGCTCCATCAGCTGAACGAAGGCCGGATTCTCCTGGAACTCCTTCATCATCTCCTCGGCCTCGGCGGCCAGCTCGGCCGGCCGGATCTCGCCCTTCCGCATCCGCTCCTGGAGGCGCTTCCCAACACGGGCCATCGTCTCCTGGAGCTTGGCCGGATTGGACATGGCCGAGGTTAGAAGCCGCTCGAGTCCCTTCTTGGGGTCCGCCTCGATCGCGGCGATCTCCTCGGGCGTGAAGCCGAAGTCCTCTGGCTTGAACTCCCGGACCATCTCCTCGGCGAGCTTCGCCAGCTTACCCTTCAGGAAACGTTCGGGCAGAGGTGGCAGAGCGGCGCCGCCCTCGCCGAACATCTTGGCAAACTTCTCAGACAGAGAGGCGAAGTCCACGGATCCGAGCTTCTCCTTCACGTCGTTCATGGCCTTCTCCGCCCAGGCGGCGCCGGGGCCCTCCTTCGAATCGCAGGCCGTGCACAGATCGAGGATTGACAGATAATCGTAAACGGCCTTACAGGTCTTCTCGGATACGGATGACCAGAGATCAGTTGTGATTACAACACCGGGGAGAACGGTGCCCGGGGCCAGTAGAACGTTCTTAGGGCGCTCCTTTCCGAAGACGGAGGCCGCGTAGGCCGCGAGACGGCCGGCCTCAGGAATCACTGAGGCGGCGGCGAGGCTGTCCTCGAGCTCCGGAAAGGTCGCCCGTAGATCCACGATAAACTCATCATACTTCTTTTGGAAGATGGCGGCGTGGGCGTCCATTCTACGGGGTCCGGCGAGGATTTGACGGCCAGTTTTACGCTTTGTATTTATTATAATGGCATTCATCCGGCATCCAGATTATCCTCTTGTGATACTCAATACGATTGAGCTTCATAAGAAGGGTGTATTAGAACAATATATTCATGCTGGGTTCACATATGTTCGCCAGGTATTTCCAGAACTTAAAAAGGTTCTGCGAGGGCCGACGATTGGCTGTATCGTCGAGTTATCATCCCGGAAAGACGTCGACTCTGTTCCTATCGAATCGGTCAAGGGCAAGCGACTCATTCGTAGGCTCAACTACTTTTAAAACGGCGACTTCGCGGCCCGGGCCTTCTCACACAGAATGCACAGGACCTTGAGATACTTCCAAATCGCCGAGTGATTCTCTGGGGACATGTTCGGCCAGTGCTTATCAAAGATCAGAAGAGCGGGCGACATTTCATTGAACTGTCCCTTAATCTTCGACTTTGCGTAGCCGATCACAACATCGGCGTCCTCGCGCTGAATAGCGTCGGAGAGATCCTTATAGACATTGTCCCAGAAGAGGTCGAGGATGAGCTTCGGATTAATCTTTTTCGCCCCCTGGATTGCCTCTAGAGCGAGTTTGATATCGCGCTCCTCTGGAAATGTGCTAGAAAGCTCCTCAAAGAAGCGGATTAGTTGCGTGTTAAAGGCACCGAGCGCACTCATCTTCTATTCTTATAATGTGTGCGGGCTTTAGATTTGCGCTTTACCCCGCGAGTTCTTCTACCCCCACCGGTGGACGTTGCCAAACTACTCTGCCCCGCGTCTTCTTTAGGAACATATTTCGGATCCTCTATATATTTATTTACAATTCCTATCATATTATTAATCATATTCTTAAAACCATCTTGTAAAGTTGTTATATTAGAGTTAACTTTATTTGGTATATCACTAATATTACTACCAAGTTCTAATAGATTAGATTGCACAACATTGACTTCAGAATTAATACTATTTACCTTATTTAATAGTATAAGAATACCACTCGAATCAAGTGTTATATTATTATTGAATTCTTGAGGCAGACGACCATTCATACCTCTAGCACGTTGTGAAAAAATCCCTGTAGGCTTTGTATGCATTAGATTGCTTGGTTTTAGGCCTGCTTTAATTTTAATAGCATTAATCAGATGACCTTCTGCCACATTTATTGAGTTCATAAATGTTTCCTTAAGATTCATAATATATTGGGTGATGGTGTTATTTGAATATTATAAATTCTGCGTCGCTTGATCTATTGTATTATTCACTCTCATCACGGATTCGTTGATTTTGTCAACTGAATTTATCGCCCTATTAAAATTCGTCTGTGAGTATGTATCTGGAAAGTTTGATACTGTATTTACATGACTAACAGTATTTGATCTTAATACTGTTTGGTTATTCTGCCCTGTGATATTCGTAGTAGTCTCTTCACCTGACATCCTATATATATATATAAGATATTAATTTCATATTTAAACACGCCCATTTCCCTTCTGAATCCCTACGTCGCGGTCACGTTGATAGGCCTCCATTTGCTTATCGAACATCTCCTCTTTTTTGGAGCGCCGCTGTGAGTTCTGAACACTGGGCGCACCACCATCCTGGGACAGGCGATCACCCGCGGAAGCCGCACCGTCCAAGAAAGAAAAGGCGCCGGGCATGGTGAGGCCACCTGTGCCCGTCGCCGACGTGTCCGCATCGAGCCCACTGTAGCTGAAGCCCTTACCGAAGTTGACCTGCTCGGCGACATTGAAGGCCATTGGATCGGCCCCTGCGGCCACTCCTGTGACCACCTTCGACGATCCCTCCTTCATCTTCTTCTCGTAGAGCCAGTTCATGACATCAGAGTCGGTGCGCGGCTCCTGTTCTCCTGCGATCACTATGGTCGGGACCTTTTTCAGCCAGCCGGGAAGAGGCGGGCGACCAGGGCTTGCGTCAACGCAGACGTACTTGAATTGGGTCTTCCACGGGGTCGCAGATATCTCCGTAATAAAGGCCTTGGACCATTGGCACTTATTGCTATAGAAGCACACGTGTATAGGATTCTGTGCCATGCCACCTAATCAAAATAGATAAGGTCTTGTTGTCTCAAGAAACGCACCGCTGCTGCCACCTAAAATTGCCTTGAGCACCCTGTAGAAGGAACGGTATCAAATGTCTCGTCCCGCTGCTCCTCGTAAGCGCCCTGCCCCTGCTCTCCCTGCCGCCCCCGATTCCATATTCAAGAACCTGGTCAAGGACGGGAATGTTCTCCGTTTCACTCTTGCCCCCACGCAGGTCGCGTACGCTAATACGCTTCGGCGCTCGATCATCACGGAGGTCGAGACGGTAGCCTTCCGGGCAGAGATTAAGGAGGACGGCACCACGACCGATGTCTCAATCTCCAAGAACAGCACGCCCATGAGCAATGAGATGCTGGCGCACCGCCTCGGTCTCATCCCCGTCCATGTGGCAGATCCGCTCAACTGGTCGCCGGACGACTACACCTTCAAGCTCGATGTCACCAACGACTCCAGCGACCCTCTGGACGTCGTGGCCTCTGATATCAAGGTCTACAAGGATCGCGGGCCCGAGGAGGAGCCACTCCTCGTGCCCAGCGTGGAGTTCTTCCACCCCGACCCGGTCACCCACGACACCTGTCTTCTCGCTGTTCTGAAGGGTCGCACGGGTACCCAGGAGCCCGAGAGCGTCAGCCTCGTTGCAAAGGCCACGGTAGGCACCGGGCGCGAGAATGCAGCCTTCATGCCCGTCACGAGTCGCTGCTCCTATGGCTACACGCTCGATAAGAGTGAGGAGAGAAAGAAGGAGGTGTTTACGGCCTGGCTCCAGACTGCGAAGAAGGTGAATCCGTCGGAGCTCGATTCCAATGCCGTGCGCAAGGGTGAGCTGGAGCGGGAGTTCGCGACCATGCAGCAGCAGCGCTGCTTCCTCATGGATGCGAACGGCGAGCCCTACAGCTTCGACTTCATCATTGAGTCCGTGGGTGTTCTCACGCCAGTCTACTGCGTGGCCCGGGCCCTGGAGGTTCTTCAGGCGAAGCTGGCGCGCTATGCCTCGATCGATGCGGGGGACCTTCCCGAGGGCGTGAAGGTCCAGCCGGCGGATGCCCAGATGAAGGGCTTCGACTTCATGTTCCAGCATGAGGACCACACACTCGGCAACCTTCTACAGTCCTATATGGAGCAGACTGATATGGAGGCTATCACCTTTGTCGGCTACAAGGTGCCGCATCCGCTGCGTGATGAGATGCTTCTGCGTGTCGGTGTTGCCGATGGTATGGAGCTGACGGCGCGGGCTGCGCTCGGTAAGGCCGCGCGTGGCTGTGCCGCCATGTTCAAGGACTGGCTGGCTCAGTGGTCTGCAGCGAGCAGCGCTGCATAATCTCAAAAGCCTTAATAAGGACATGGAGGGATCCATCCATGTATATTGTATTAACTTGAAGCACCGCGCGGACCGGTGGGATCGTTTTTCAAAACAGCCCGAGATGGACACTCTTATGAGGCAGTATTCATTCGAGCGCTTTGAGGGCATCAACGGATCGGCCCTCGACATCCAAAAGGATGAGCGGATTTCCCTACGTACGAAGCGGAACATAAAGGAGCATATTCGCCGTGATCACGAGGAGCTCGATTCCGCTGGCGGCATCGGCTGCTATCTGAGTCACACAGGAGTCTGGAAAAAGTTTCTCGAGCGCTCAGAGGCCTATGCGATTGTTTTTGAGGATGATGCCATTATTCCAGAGGGATTTCTTGCGAAGCTGCAGCGGGCCATGCGTGATGTGACGCTTTTGCCACAGGTTCCAGATGTCTGGTTTTTTACGGTTCCTTCAGGATGGTATTTTGACTATAAGGGTAAGGCAAATCCTGAGACTCTTGTTACAGGACCTTGGGTGCCCAAGACGTGTGGATCCTTCACAGGATATATGATTAGTCGCAGAGGTGCGGAGAAGCTTTTGGAGACGGCCTTTCCGATTGATATGCACGTGGACTTGTACTCGTGCTTGGCCGGCGACCTGGGGCGCGTCTATACTGTTTTTCACAAGAGCGTTGTTATCAAACCCTACGAGATCGAGCAGGGTGACACTGATATTCAAGTGTCTCCGGATTGTCCGATCTGTGATGTTCCCACAAAATATGGAAAAAAGGGTATCATGGTGATCAATGTGCCAATCTTGATTATTGCTATGGGGGCTTTAATGAGTCTGTATTATTTGGGTGGCAAGAAGCGACGATAAGCCACACATAATATATATATATCACTATAATATATGGCAGCTATTCTACCATCTGTTCTGTCTACGGATCCATCCGCCGCCCTTTATAATATGGTTTACACAACTGTAGTGAATAACTCTCTGGCGTCTCCTAAGATAAAAACAAGCCTGTCAGATGCTAATTCTCTTTTTGCAAACTATAGTGTTGATCAGGTAAACTATAAAAGCACACTCGGTAGAACCGCGCTAGTTTGGGCAGTTCAGTATTCTGAGCATAATATTGTTGAGGCTCTGTTGAATAAGGGAGCTAATCCGAACGTAACAGGCTTTGCCAGTACAGTAAGTGGGCCGAAAAATAATAGCATTGTTGATATGATTAACAACAAAACGAAGCCCCTGCATCCCGTATATGAAAGAATCCTTACCCTGATTGCCCAGAGTGCGTCTGGAGCAGTCTCTGGAGCAGTCTCTGGAGCTGTATCTGGAGCTTCCTCTCCCGCGGCGACGACTTCAAGAGCATCTTCTCTAGCAACAGTTACTGGAACCCCTCTTTACTTACTTGACTATAATGGTGATAACAATATGTTCCAGAATAATAGAGAAATCGCTGTAAAACTGTTTCCTGGCCCGCATATAAGAAGTGATCAGGAGCCACGTGATAACTCATTCACTAACCCTGTGAGGAGTGGTATGACGGTGAATTGGGGAACGGGCTCTGCGAATGTTATCAGTAGTTTCGTTGCTAATAATAATAGGGATGGCATGGTACACAACGTTATAATTGTATCCCTAAGTGCTGCAGTTCCCGATGGTACCAAGATATTTTACCTAAGACCTTCTGCGGGTGGCTATAGAAAAAAGAGTCGGCGTGCAAAGAGTCGTAAGTCTAAGCGTAAGACAAAGCACACGAAACGGCGTTAAAGCCCGCCAACGCATGTAGTCGCCATGGTAGCGAATGAAATGCCGATAACTACGCAGACATGGTGCCAAACATGCGAGTTATAGTTGTCCATATTATGTAAGCAGCATTCAGGAAAGCGCCCCTTAAAGAATACGAGTCCTGCTATAATCACCAGAGTCGAGCAGCCCACTGACGCATGTACGGCCGCCCGATGATGATCCGTAAATACGGTGACCACGATTGTTGTAACAGTCGTGATCGCCGGATATTGCATCGCCCACAGTGGTTCTGCCTCCCTTCGTTTCAGAATATCCTTTACACAGTTGACTGCAAAGAATGCTTGGCCGCTGGCCATGCACCAAAATGCGATAGGATGCGCGTTTGCAAAGATAAGAGTATTCAGAAACTGCTGGCCAAGGCAGACTGCGACAATGCCTATTATATCGAGCTTATGCGATAGAATAAGCCAGGCCTCACTGACATTGAGCACGATATGAAAGAAGGTGGATGCAAACAGGCAATAGATGGCACTTATAAACCCGAAGATCATGACGAATCTCACCTCTGAAGAGGCCTCTTGATACGCATGAGTGGATGGGATATGTATAAGTTTATAGAGAAAGAATAGCCCGGGCCAAAGGTGTGTATGAATATTCAGAGTCTCATTGTGCCATTGGAACACGGAGAGAAAGCTTTGATAAAAGGGTCTCGGGGCTCGGTATCCTTTTATGACGTACGGATTGCACATATACCAAGATGGCACCTCTGCAAGCCTTAGGCTCATGATTACCGTCAAGTGCCGGTTTGCAGCAATTTTATATTTAGAACTTGTAAAAAAAGGATGGACTCTTGTCTATATAGTGTCGTTATTGGAGCAGGATACTGCTGTCAACTGTGTCTCGCGTGTTTTATGAAGAATAGGGTCTACGAGGAGAAGTTTCCTATAGAGACTGTTTCGAGTGTGCGGTGCGAGCGGGTTTAGCATGCAGGAACCGACGTATCGACAGCTGGCACCTCCGTAACAGCTGGCACCTCGACAACAGGCGCTACAAACGGCGCCGCCGCCATCAGTCGCTTCTGCTCAAAGTCCCGCAGCTCCGCCACAACGCGTCCCGCCTCAAACCCACGGACCACGAAGCCCTTCGGCCGCAGCTCCTCAAGCCAGAGCTTGTGGAGCAGAAACACCGCCGGCTTGTACTCGGGCGCCAGATCCTTGAAGGCCAGGCTACGGGCCTTGTGCACCGCCGTGTAGGCGCTCAGCACGTCATCAGTGCGAGCACGAAGAGACTGCTCGTAGCCCCAGAAGACATCGCGGTCCTCCGAGTAGTGCTTCAAGTAGTCCATCACCTTCTTTGACGAGCGCAGACGGAGAAAGCGATCCTCCGCCTTCGCCTCGTTGCCACGGAGAGACCGAAGCGTCTGGTAGGTCGTGCTACGAAGGCGCCAGCGACCGCCCACTCCGTCCTTGAACACGAGCCCCTGCCAGCGCCACCCACGCTGCACCGCCGTCCGCTGAAGCATCTGCACGGCCTCACCATCTGAGAAGCGGCGCGTGGCATACGAGTGTGCCTGGAGGCGCCCGAAGGCCTGGGGCCAGTTGACAGCCCGCTCACTCATCGAGACCGCACCCGACTCTGAGACGTAGCCCATATGCACTGCATATAGGCCCGGTTCCTCGACCTTCGCGACGACACGGTGCGCAGGGTGCTGCAGAACAAAGCTCGCGAAGCAGCTCACGGCACCCGCATCCGTGCGCGCCGTCTCCATGACCTCCTGTAGGCCATTCAGGTCCTTGAACGCCGTATTGGCAAGAGCCTCCGAGAACATGGTAGCAAAGGAGGTCTCGCTGTAGAAGTAGTTGTTCGCACCCAGCGTGGTCCGGGTGGCCAACTGTAGAACACCAGCAGACATGAAGGCGTTCACCATGACGCCGTCAACAAAGTCCTCCGTGGCGGAGAGCTGTACCCCTGTGGGTGGCGGGCCCGACTTCGCCTTCGGAGGCGCCACACAGAGAGGGCGATTTGCCTCCGTGTCCCAGACAACCGAGCGGAACACAGCGAGCTCGTCCCTACCCTTGTTATAGCGAATCACTACGACACTGCTATCGGGCGTCTCTACGATGCGAAGGCCGGAGGCCACCAGGTGCTCCTTCAGCTCAGGCCATGACGGGAAGCGGCTACGAAGGGTCTCAAAATGGCTGACAGTGTAGGACATTCTGTTGTTATTGATGTGGTAGGCGCTTAGGCCTGCAATTTTTGCAAAGTCGGGTTCATACAGATGCTTAAATTTGGCACAACACGATAGGGATGTCGTTAGAGGAGGATCAAAAGCGGGATGGACTGATTGAGGGAAAGGAGCTTGAGATAGATCCTGTAATGGCGCCAGTCACGGATGATGAGACGCCTGAGTTCGAGCTGGGAGACAGCGTCTATGTCCTCGGCGGCAAGCTGGACGGAACGCGTGGTCGTATTTATTATTTGGACTCCGATCTACTTCGTATTCTGCCGGACGGCGTCAGTGATCGCCTCGTTGATATTAACATCGTCGAAGGGGACCTCGATCCGAAGTTGAAAATAGACAAGTTTCTCCTCGTCGCAAAACGAGCCGCCCCGGCCTTCGTGACGCAGATTGATGCCCAGGTCGGGCAGATAGCAGACACGTTTAGCGCGACAGGTGAGCTGGGTCTACAGTATACTATAAAGTCTATCGATGAGGCGGAGGACACGATTGTCCTGGAGGACGAGACGGAGGGCGAGTTGCCTCTTCAGTTTGAATTCAGAGGTGTACCGCAGGACGCACCCTTTGCAGTCATAAGACCACGGGCACTTCCTTCGGCGGCTAATCTGCCAGTAGATGGTGCTGAAGAAGAGATGGCAGCCGCCGCAGCTGCCGCAGACGAAGACAACGAGGGCTTCGAGTTTCTTGCCGAGCTGGAAGAGGAGATCGTCGGCATCCAGGAAATCCCTTCCACCCAGCTATTCTATCCGGACAACGTCCAGCGCAATGACATGTTCCGCGAAATGCTGGAGGCGATTCCCATGGCCTCCCAGAAAAACATCAAGCAGCAGCGGGATCTCCGCCGCCTCGTCGAACAGTGCATGCTGCTTCGTAACGAAGCGGTGGCCTATGCGACCACAGGAGAACCCAGCGGGAAGCTCGCGACCTCCTTTCAGACAATCCTGGAACTCCTCAGCGCAGCACCACCGGCCCTATCGAGACCTATCATGGATGTGAAGCGCACCCTCTATATGGATCACAGCGCAGAGGGCGATGACCCAGAAGAGCTGCCTGGCACAGTCGAGCTCAAATATCTCCAAGACGTCATCGTAGAGGCCACGGATTTTCTCGAGCGAGAGCTCGGCGCCGCGGCGGGTGCGCCGGACGCTCTTCCGGCCTGGTTCGTCGGATGGGAGCGCTATTTCAAGCAGTATATGCGCACCTGGTTGGACTCCGTCGACGGTGAGCGGCTCGTTTTCAAGGAGGATAAGGAGTTCATTCGCGCCGAGTTCTCCGACGGCATGGAGGCCGTCACAGATGGCCTTCGGGTCCTCGGACCCACGATGGAGGGCCGAAAACTGATCCTACAGGTCCCGCCCAGTGGACTAAACAAGATCTCTCTATCGCTGCTGAAGGGTCTCGGTCCCCGCACCACTCGTCTGAAGGAGCGCGATGCGAGGCGCATTGAATCCGCGGACGAAGGCGTCGTCGATGGCCAACTCCTATTTCCTTTGAGCGCGGAGCGTAATCTAGGTCTCACTCGCAGTGGCCGCCTCGCCAAGGACATCATATTCAGTCAACAACCACCCAGAACTATGCGCCAAATACTCAATGATCTCAGTGGGGTTTCTGAGACGGCGACGGCGGGTGGCCTAATCTCTATAGGGGCGAATGGAAACACGTCAGGGAACATTACATTGGAGGATTGGATCCGGTCACAGCCTCTTTATCCAAAGGGCATGGCGGACGCCCTCATCAGCTTGAAGAGTTTGGGCCTGGCCCAGAAGGAGTTCACTGTGGAGCAGCAGGAGGTGATTCTGGAGAAGATTTCTCAGACCCGAGCCCTCGTAAAGCAGTACATCATAGAGGAACACGAGTTGTCCGTGAAAAAGGTGTCCGAGCTTCGCCTCGAGAATAGGACCTTCTTGGAGGGCGAGTCCCTGGAGCAGTTCATGGCCGTACTCACGGAGGAGCCGCTGCTCGCCGCACGTGTGGCCGAGATCCGGGCCCGTATTCCCGCCTATAAGGACAACGATATCGCCCTCACGGCCGGACTCCTGGACACGGTGGCCCAGCTCTATTTGACGGCCTTTGCCGGCGTGCCCGGGCCTCTTGCCAAGGAGCGGCATAGGCGTGTGCGGGACCAGTTCCTCGAGGCGTTGCGTGTGGGCTTGGCCCGGGCTACGAAGAAGGCCACGGCCGGCGTGGAGCCGCAGCCCAATCGCTGCGCCCACGTGGGGAGCCTGAATGCGATCAAGAAGGTCTCCGATCCCGTTGAGCGGATTCTCCTGCTCGCCCGCCTCATCGCCCGCTTCTCCTCCGGCCGGAAGGATAACTGGCTGAACTGCTCCGTCTGCAACCAGCATCTCTTGTGCTACCACGAGGAGCTCCAGATGCAGGAGTTTATCAGGCCACGCGAAAAGGAGACGCTGCACAAGGAGCTTCTATTAACATTCAGCAGCGGTGTCTTTCAGGGGCAATACATGTGCGGCAACTGCGGCCAGTCGATCACCGAGATCGACTTCGACCAGGGCCTCGAATACGACGATTCCGGAAAGCCGATGTCGGGTCGGGCCGTTCTTATAGACAAGGACGCCACGGCGGAGGACGATATTGAGATGGTTCTCGGTGGGCCGGCCGATGCACCGGAGGCCATTGAGTTCGCCACGGATGTGCAGACGCTGGTTTATAAGACGGCGCGCCAAATCCTGGATCGCGTCGGAATCTACGCGGATCGCGACAGCTATAAGCGGATCGTCGAGCGCGTAGAGTCGGAAATCCAGAAGCAGCCGTCGCGGGAGCAATATGCCAAGCGCGTGTCCGAAAAGAAGGCGGCGGGCGTCAAGTCCGTGGACTACGACGTGTTAATCAATCGTATTCTCGTCTCGGCCACGGGTGCCCACGCATTGTTGGAGGCTCAGACGCATGTCCCGGGCTACGTTTTGCGCACGAAACTCCAGGGCTGCAAGGCCGGGCTCAGCGGATATCCGGTCGGCTCGGAGAAGGATCGCACGGGGCTTGAGTATTTCAGCTGCGCCATTGCCGGCATCAAGGTCAACGAGACGCCCTGGAATCTGACAGGCTTTCTCCGGGAGTCCAGCGACAAGAAGCGCCAGGATCTGATTGCCAAATCGATCGAGTCCATTCTGACGGAGGCGCTGAAGACGGCCCTTGTGCAGCAGCGGATCACCGAGAAGCGGGCCTATCTGGAGAAACTGTATGGATCCGCCGAGTTCGCGGATCGTCTTCCGGAGGCCGTGCCCGCCGGATTCTATCCGATCCCGTACGCGATTTCTGAAAAGGATGCCACGGAGGCGATCGTGGTTCCGAACGCCGCCACTCCGGCCGAGGCGGTGCGCGGGTGGATTCAGACCAGCCATCGCCTCGCTCGCCAGTTCGGCAACTATGTCCGGGGCTCGCCGTATTCGGAGGCCAGCTGCTGCTTCACTCCGATCGGAGAGCCCGGCTTCTGGCATGCCCATGACATGCCCGCGCTTCCTCTGAAGACTCCACCCCGCGGTAAGGCGGCGTCAGAGGTCACGCTGCCGTTCAAGCCGCGTCCGGCGGGTCGCTTGTTCCCGGAGTTGCCCGAGACCTTGTATTACAGAGTCTTTCTGCGCGTATGCTACGACGGCCCGAGAAAGGGCCTGCCGCACGAGCCAGGCTACACAAAAATCTGTGGCCACTGCGGGTTCGAGTTTCCGGAGAGCCCCTATTCTGAGTCGGCGGGCGTGCCACAGAGTAAGGACTTGATCAAGGACTGGCAGGCTGATATGGACGCGATCATGGAGAATGGCAAGATGGCCCTGGCAACGCAAAAGGTCGTCATTAATCGCACGACCTTCGAGGACGTTCTGGACGCCAGTCACAAGGCCTTCTCTGTGCCTAAGATAACGTTGCCTACGGTCCAGACGGGCGCCGAACTCCTGGCGCGTCTGGCGTCCCTCGATGTATTTGAGGAATGGAAGCCTCTGATGGCGGCGACGATTGAGCGTGTGTCCAGACTCGCGCCCGGCGCGGAAGAGATTGAGGTGGCCGAGGCCTATGGGCCTCTGTCAAATGCGGCGGCCGAGGAGATCGGAGAGATTGAGCGGCGCATTGGTGCGAGATCGACAGGTGCTCTACGGAGCCTTTTGCAACAGAGCCCTGGTCAAATCGCGGAAAGTTTGCGCACCTACTTGCTCGTACCTTTCCAGCGCCTTCTAAAACAGTTCCGCGTGAAGTCCCTGCAGGTGCAGCGGTCGTATGAGCTGGCCGCTGGTGCGCGCGACGACTTGCACCGGCTTCTGGAGACGCATCTCGAATATCTGGGTCCGTTGACGAAGCGGGTTCAGGGGCTCACGGCCGCCAAGCTGGAACAGGCCCGGGATCGCCTCGCTCTCGTCTTACCGATTCTCAAAAATGAGTTGCGTGCGTCTTTTGTTCCGGGAGGTCGGTTTGGTCTTCCGTATGTTGTTGGCGCTCTTCTCTCAGGGATCCTGTCAGAATTCATAAACCCGAATCGCGTCCCGGCTACATCTGATGTGGGGCAAATCGATCTGGGTGCTAGGGCCCCGATTCAGATTCTGGACGTGTGCTTGAATCGTCTTCAGATCGAGGGTCTAGCCTTTTCAGAGCAGCAGGTGCGTGATATGATTTCTCGTCGCGCTGAGGCCGAGAAGGTGGCCATGATTGGTCGGCTAGCAAAGATGACACCGGAGGAAAAGAAGGTGGAGCTGATGAAGAAGCGGCTCGGACTGGGTGATTGGGCGGTGGGCGGCACGAAGGCGATTTATCAATATGATCCGGATCAATACGAGCGCGAACGGGCACAGCGCGCCGATATGGGCTTGGATTTCGGAGTGGCGGCGGCTGCTGGGCCGGAAGAGGAGTTTGGGGGCGGCGGGGCTGGTGCGGAGGGTGGCTACGACAATGATCAGATGGCGGCTGAGGATTATTAATACGGCTATTGCCTTAGCGGCCACAAGCCTTAGTAGCACGGCTAACGCCTTAGTAAAAACTCTCGATTCAAAGACAGAGATGAGGACCCTCCTCTTCAGTATGATCCTATACCTCACAGGCATCGCCGTAATCCTCTTTTTCAGACCCAGCCTCATGTTTCACAGAGATGGGCGCTGGAAGGAGTTCGGAATCGGCGACGTCGACGGCGGCACGATATTTCCATTCTGGCTATTCTGTATTGTCTGGGCAGCCGTCAGCTATATCATAGCTCATCTGATGACCGGGACGGGGCGGCCAGTGAATGCCGTGGCCAACTCTCTGGCACCTCTGGCGCCTCTAGCACCTCTGGCACCACTCCGGAACTCCTTCCAGGAATCCGGGCCTCAGACAGAGGCCGAGCAGCCCATGAAGTCCGGATACTACCGTCTGAATAGCGCCGGCTCCAAGAAGGGAGTTCCCCGATATGTTTACGTTGGCCCAGACGAGCCCGAGGATGAATGATCTATCGGCATACGCACCTGTCTTTGTATCCCTCTAGCGGCATAGATCTGTAGGAGGGTAGTGGTAATACAATTCACACAGACAAAGGTAATCGCTAAAGTCGAAAGAGCCGTTGTACGAAACAGGCTCGGCATCATCTCGAGTGGCATTAGGATCGCGGCGACTACAAATACTCCCGAGGGAGGAATCCACACAGAGGCCAAACTATGTTCCACCGTCAGCTTTGACTGTGACACGTAGTTTACACATAGGTTACAGGCGATTGCCAGACACAGGCTCATTATAGGCGCGATAATGAAGCCGAAGAGGCCGAAGGAAAAATGGGACAGCGCCGGATAAACAAGGGCGGCGCCGAAACTGAATAGGGTTAGCAAGACTCCGTGTGCGATACCAAATGTAATACGTATCGCATAATCGATGTTAGCGTCCTGTGGGCTATTACTATTTCCTCCCATTGACCAGATGGCAGAAACTGGGGTGCTGCCTAAGCCGCAACAAGAGGAGCCACCGGCTCTATCAGAGCTCACTCCGTATACCAAAGAGGCTGAGGCGGCCATTAAGAAGTTTTATAAGAAGCGCGCGAAGGATCCGGGGGCATATGGATATGACGAGAAGGGTGATCTGAATGGGCCTGACGGAGTAATAACGACTCTCAGGTATACGCCTTTAGATCCGGCGTATCGGGATGCCCAAGAGCAAATGCGCCTCGATCAGATTGCCCAGTTAGAGACGGCGCTCGTGGAGGCAGGGGCTGCGCTAAGGGAAGCCTATGCGTCGGGAAGTATTCCGGCGATTTTGCGGGCAAATAAGGACGTGACCGATCTCGAGGTCCAGCGCTCGGCCCTTCGTTCGGCGGTTCGGGCTGCCGCCCCAATCGGAAACCTGGCCACGCGCCAGATTCTCTTGGATCAACCCTATGAAACCCGGAAGGTGATTGCTCCCTCCACGGAACCTTTCCAGTACTATGATCCGGAGTCCGACCCACGGTTGAAGGCGGATCCGGAAAGGATCGGGGCGAAGGCGAAGGATCCCTTCGACACCAGCCTGGTTCAGATGCTGTACCGGGATTTTCCGGCCGCTCGTTTCTATGGCCGCTACGTTCCGGATGAGGCGGCGCCCAAAGAGGAGCCGGCCGAGGCACCCGAGGAAGTCTTCCGCCAAACTCTGAAGGATGGCCGAATGGCCCGGATCTTCTTTGATACCGAGGATCCTCAGAATGGATTCATGAGTCCGATGTGGCCCGTGGAGTTCACTCTGGGTGAGACGCGCTATTTCACTACGCTCCAGGCCTATGAGGCCGAGAGAGCAAAGGAACTGGGGAATGAGCCTCTCCGGGCAACGCTCTTGAAAACGCGCTCGGCGCGCACCATCCGGATTCTGACCCAGAAGATTGCGGATCATCCGGCGGACGCGAAGGGGCTGTGGCTCTCGATTTATACGGCCGTCTATCAGCAGCATCCGGAGCTTCTGGCCCGGCTCTTGGAGACTGGGACGGACGCGATTGTGTATGCGGATGTGCGCCCAGGGCCTTCGGGTGTAGGGGTGAATGACAAGGATAAGGCCGTGCTTGATCCTACGAGATGGAAGGGCGAGAATGCGGCTGGCCTGGCTCAGGAGACCGTGCGGTCTCGGGCGCGTGAGTCGACTCTGGAAGAGGCGCCGGCGGGAAATGCTACGGAGGGCGTTGTTACGGAGGAGGAACAGGCTGCGGCGAAGGTTGGGGCGATTATAAACGCAAGGCGCAACGCTTGAAGTCGCTTTGGTCGCTTTGGTCGCTTTGGTCGCTTTGCATGCTTAGGCGCAAAGCTTAGGCACAAAGCTTAAACCTGCAAAGGATACACCTTTAGTGTCTCCTCATTCTTATCACAATCCACCTCCTTCGAGTCATACTTGTAGCAGACGTGATTGTTATCTTTGTAGACGCGATCCTTCACATTCTCGGGATGAGGATACTCGTGCACAATCATGGGCGGGGCCTTATAAAAGAAGACAACTAAAACTCCTACGGCAATCCCGGCAAGAAATGGTAAAATCCTAAAGTGATTGATCATGACTCTCTTACTTATATACTGAGCTTATAATTAAGTATGTTCGAGTTCCTAAAGACAGAACGCTTTAGTATCATATCCAGTTTTATCCTGGGCCTCGGGCTGATGACTCTTTTTAAGCCAGTCTGTAATGGCGATGAATGCCGGATTCTGAAGGCTCCTCCACTCGAGGAAGTAACGCATTCGACCTACCAGCTCGGGGGCAAATGTTACCAGTTCCGGACACAGCCGATATCATGCCCCGCGGGCGCCGTGATTGAGCCCTTTGAACGCCAGATGTTTTGAGTTCTCCCACAACAGCCAAGCGTTCTACTGCCACAAACCTTTTTGACACCGCTCTTCAGAAAATGAGTACACTACTCTCCGACCTAGAATCTGCCCCATCTCTCGCAGACGGGGACTTTGTGCAGAATATTCTGAGCGAGATGAACGGTGGAGGTGCACCCCCCCGGCAGGCTGGTATGATCAATGCCCCGAGTTCGAACACCGACGTGGCCCCACGTGTCATGGACAACGCCCCCGCGACCGCACATGTGATTGGAAATAGCCATCCGACGCCAGCAGATTTCGCGAATATGGTGCAGGCTGCGAACAGCGACGGTTCATCCGCGGCGGCCTTCAATACGCCTGCGCCACAGGCGCCCCGGCCCGCCCCGGCAAAGAAGTCGTGGACGTCTCGTATCCTAGATGAATTCAAGCTCCCCCTATTTGTGACAGTAATCGTCTTCGTATTCAGTCTACCTGTCGTGAACTTCCTATTTGCTCACTATGTTCCCTCTATGGTCAAGGCTACGGGTCAGCTTACGACGATAGGCCTTCTTGTAAAGTCGGCGGCCGCAGGCGCAACCTTTTGGGTCCTACAACGTGTGATTGTGCCTTTGTTGAGCCGTTAACGCTGCTCAACAGAATGCCGTTAATATTACCATACGATAGAAGAAGCTCCATGAAGCTTGATAAGAAGCTCGCACAGGCCCTAGTTGTTGGACTCGCTCTAGCCGACCTTGTATTTACAGAGTTCGAGGTCGCCCTCATGACCTTTGGTGTCGCAGCCATTCTCTATGGGTTTACACAGTCTCTTGAGGTAGCGATCGTAGCTCTCTTAGTGCCGCTGGCCGCGAAGGGTGTCAATCTCGCTATGGAGCAAAAGAAGGAGGCCTTTCAGGTAAAGGACGGCCCGAGTATTGCCAAGCGCGTGGAGGCCATCCGGATTGCCGCGCCAAAGAAGACTGAGCCGGTGGGTGTTCTCGAGTCGCCGGAGATCATGAGCTCACAGCCGCTCATGAGTGTCGAGGCCATGTCGAACGAGGGGCTTCCAGCGGAGAGCATTCCCGCGGCCGGCGGCGCGCGCGTCAAGATTAATACACCCGAGGAGGAGACGGTGGCGGCCACGGGTATTACAGAGTCTACCCCGTTGGCCAACCCTGTTCTACAGAATGGTGAGGACTCTGAGGGTGTTGAGACTGCCCTCTTAAAGACTGGTGCAGCCTCATCAGCTGCACCAGGCAATGTCGTAGCTGTCACTGGAATGGCTGGACCCGCGTTTTGAATTCTTTAGGCTTTAATAGATATGCGCGGTGGTAATGAGCATCATACTGCGGCAGCTGCAGCTGCAGTTCGTAATGCGAAGGTCCCTAAAATAGGGCATTCCTTATCTGCTAGAAATGCGGCAGAGGTTGTGGCTGCTAGACCATCGATTAGCTCTTTAAAAGGAAAGCTACCCCCACGGATAGATGGGGGCTCCCGCCGTCGCCGCCGAAATAAGAGACGCCGCACTATGAAAAAGATGTATTAATATCAAGATGGTGAGGAGCTGTCCTCCCGGCGTAATATGCCTCACACCAAATATCATTACGGGCGCTATAATCTTGGCACTCGCGATGGTCACCTTCATACTCTATATGAAACAGGACTCGCAGCCGCAGCAGATTGTCCAACGGATCATGCAAGCGCAGCCAGAACCCGTAATCGTCCAGGCCTCAGGAGATGATCGCTATACGCGCGCCCCGAAGCCCGAGCGTCATTGGATGACGCAGCCAGATCTTCCGACCGGCGCCGAGATATATGGAAAGCTGCCCCGAACCCCGACGAGAGGAATCCCAGAAACCTACCAGTCAATGGGAATCATCACGCTGGGAGACGGTAAGGTCCTGCCCCTCTATGGCCGCCGCACAGCCGGTCGCTCCGACCGTTTCCAGTATTATACGCGCACGGACACCTATAACCCGGTACAGTTGCCGATTAAAGTGAAGCGCCGCGACTGCCAGGATGACGTCGGATGTGAGGAACTCTACAATGACGATGAGGTAAACATTGCATCTATGGGTAAGGGCAAGACAACTATCTATCGGTTCGATGGGCCGGCCTATATTCCAGGGATAATATAAGAATGGTGGTAACGACCTGCCCACGAAACAGCCCAACCTCTTTTCCATTAGGAATAGGGTTTCAGCCTACAGCAGGAAACTATACAGCCCTTCCGAGTGTCAATCCTCGCATTGAACTGCAATGGGGGACGCGAACCACAATACCAGGATGTTCATCTGGATTTATTGATGGAAATGACAGCACGACTACGCTACGATATAATACAAACACCTATAATCTTACAAGCGCGCAGATAATAAAATCTACACACACATCGTGGCTTGTACCAGTAAAAGAAAATACAGAGGATATATTATTTATTTTCAATGTGGCGTCAGCTACCTCAACACTGACACCTATGATTATGATTATTGTACCTATTGTACGTGATGGTAAAGCTAGAACAGACCCCCCTTATTTATTGGCTTTAGATTCCAGCGTTGATAATCAAGGACCATTTTCCTTAGAGGATTGTCTGCCTCTAAATAACTATATAACATATACCACATGTCTTGCAGGCTATTCATCAGAGGCATCTTCAGTAAACGCCATCACATATGTAAATACCACTGGATTGAGCGTAAGCCCTGAACTAATGAACACTATAAAGAGTAAATGTCTTGGAGGGCTTGCATATCTAGCTCTAAGCGATGCTTTTATGGTGAAGTTCCCTATGACAAGAGTAACTATGAATGATGTTACAACGATGAGTAAATATGTCTCTGTAGCAGCATCTCCATTTACAAACTACGTGCCTCCATCAAACGCCCCACCCACAACTGATAACTACAAGTGTATGCCACTCGACATGGCACAGATTCAGACAAGTGACTTGTCTGGAGCTAAAACACTTACCCAAGTCCTACTACCAACGGTAAAAGATCAAAAACTACTTGATCCTGGATTAACTGAAAAGGTGTTGACGATTATTTTAGGTGTTGCGCTTGTACTTCTTGTATTCGTTGTGGGGTTTTTAACAGTATTTAATGTAGTTGTGCCGGCAGCAGGCGCCGCAGCAGGTGTAACACCAGCAGCAGGCGCCGCAGCAGTAGCTTCCGCAACCACTTCTACGCAAACACTTACGGTTATGATGCCTTATATATTAGCCGCTGGAATAGGTTTAGTCGCAGGTTCATTAATCACCTTTTTTATGAATAATAGGACTATTGGGAAGTAAGACTCGCGAATCCATTTTCCTCCATCAGTTTCGCAATCGCCTCGCTATGCGTGTCGATTGTATCGAGAGGCTCTCTCGTAGAACCCGGGGCATCATTCTCCCGTTGCTCGCCCAGCTCCTCTATAGAGGGTGCCTCGGCAGGTGGATGCACTTCGTTGGGCACAAGTTTTCTGGTGGACCCGATATTACTTACCATATCGGGTTGGTCAGGTAGAATAAGAGTGTTCTGTATTTTGTTCAAAATGCGGCGACGATACTCGATAAAGACGGCGGCGACGGCTAGAGCCACGGCTAAGGATATAACCACATCAAACTGTAGAACTGCCAATACTGCGATTAGCATGATAGCGGTGCCCACGCGGCTACCTGCAAGAGGCGTTAGCACCCACATAGGAAGATACGGGGTCACGATAAAGGCTATTCCGGCGATTACAATACTTATCAAGGTAGGGGATATGCGTGCGCCCATCTAATAACGGCACTTCTAAATTTGATCCGGCATTTTCCATGCGGTCAAATCATGGACCCACTCGTAACATCAAAAGGATACTCGATTCTTAAATCGGGGCTGACGGCGGCTCAGACACAGGAGCTACAAGATGAGCTCACGGTCACTCCGAAGATGAATACGAAGTTCGCCACGAAGGATATGATTGATGCGGCGACCTTCAAGGTCTTTCGACAGTCGCCGACCCGATGGTATCTGCCCCGAGCCTGGGGGCTTAACCGCTTCGGAGAAGCGAGGAGTATCGTACCTGAGGGAGAGCCTATGAATGTGGAATTCACCGGTAAGCCCTATGATTATCAGGTGGCCATTATTGATTCCTTTATTAAGGCCGGGAATGGCCTAATCTGCGTGCCGTGCGGTCGGGGAAAGACCTTTATGGCGCTCAGCATCGCGGCGAAGCTCGGGAAGCGGTTTATTGTCGTGGTGGACAAGGAGTTTCTGATGAACCAGTGGAAAGGTGAAATGGAGGCGCTTTTGCCCGGAATCCGGATTGGCATTATCCAGGAGGATTTGAAACAGATTCATGAGGTGGAGGAGCCGCCCGTAAAGACGGCCACCGTTCCGGAAATGAAGGCGGAGCTAAAGAGACTCGGCTTGAAGGTTGGCGGGGGCAGAGACGAACTCTTGGCTCGCTTAAAAGAGGCTGTTCCCGGATACGGTGAGCAGCCTGTGAAGGCGCGGGTCAAGTACGATTGTTGTATTGCGTTGATTCAGACTCTGGTAAAGCGTGAGTTTGGGTCGACGGACTTCGACGGGTTCGGATTTACCATCTTTGACGAGTGTCATCATTTGGGGGCGCAGCACTTCTCAAAGGCCTTGCAGCGTGTTCAGACTGCTAAGATGTTAGGGCTATCCGCCACTCCTATACGGGAGGATGGAATGACGAAGGTCTTTCAGTGGTTTCTGGGTGAGCCGGTCTATTGGGAGAAGACTCGCGATCCGGATCCGACGGTGGAAGTGAAGGCGGTTACGATTAAGACAGATGATACGACGTATCATGACGTGCCGGTTGATTGGCGCGGAGAGACGGTGACGGCGCGGCTTTTAGGGAATGTGCTCGGATGTGAGGAGCGGAATCGGGAGGTGGTGCGCTGGATTCGGATGCTTCTGGTGGAACCGGATCGGCGTATCCTGGTGCTCTCCGAGCGGATTGGGCACTTGAACCGGATTGAGGAGATGTTGTCTGAAGTGGATGCCCCGACAATGTCCTATTATATCGGGGGCATGAAGGAGGAGGTGCGAGAATCTGGCGCAGCATCGGCAAGGGTTCTACTAGCCTCTTATGCAATGGCCTCGGAGGCTATGAATATCAAATCTCTGAATGCAGTGATTTTGGCGAGCCCACGAAAGAATGTAGAACAAAGCACGGGGCGTATTCTACGGGTCCAGGTGAATAAGAGAGTTATACAACCTGTGATTGTCGATATCATTGACGATCATAGCATGTATAAGGGGCAGTGGTTGAAGAGGGCTACCTATTATAGGAAGTGTGCATATCAGATAGAGGATTGGGCGATGGGTGCTACGTCGGGAACGAAACGCCGTCAGGCGCCTGTAGCTGTAAAGACGGATGGGTGTATGATAGATGATTAACCGGGGGGAGTATATGGCACATAGTCCTGCGTTGTGAACGAGGGTATGAGAGAAAGAGGGATGTTTGTTTGAACTGTCGGCATTTTTACTGGGCCAGATTGGACTGGCGGGATTACTCTTGGTGCGGCAGCTCCAGAGGTTACTACACGGGCAGGAGCTGCTCCAGGGACGGCAGCTGCTCCAGATATTACTACAGGAGCAGCTGCTCCAGGGGCAGGTGCAGCAGCAGATCCAGGGGCAGGTGCAGGCGCAGCTCCAGGAGCAGCTGCAGGCGCAGCTCCAGGAGTAGGTGCAGCAGCAGATCCAGGGGCAACTAGAGGTGCAGCAGCAGATCCAGGAGCAACTGCAGGTGCAGCAGCTCCAGGGGCAGGTGCAGCAGCAGATGCAGGAGCAACTGCAGGTGCAGCAGCAGTTGCAGGGGCAGCTCCAGGAGCAACTACAGGAACAGCGGCTCCAGAGGTTACTACAGGGGTCCTAGCAGCTGCAGGCGCCGCAGCTCCAGAGATTACAGGAGCAGCTCCAGATATAATGGGTCCAAGCGCAGGGCCTACAGCTCCAGAGGCAACTATCCCATGTGTTATATTCGCTATAGCTGATGCAGCTCCAGATGTTACTACAGATATTGGCGCAGCTCCAACTGCTGCGATATTCCCATGACTAATAGATTCAGATGTTACAGAGGTTATAGCAGCTACCGCTCCAGATGCTACAGCAGCTATAGCTGATACAGCTTGAGATGTTGCAATAGCATTTGGTATAGCTTGAGATATCTGCGTAACAGCTGCTGGCGTTACAATAGGTGCAGGAGGACCAGATGTAGTGATTGTTACGGGGACTGAAGCACCAGAAGTCATACCAATCCCTGGCATTATTATAGGTGCAGGAGGACCAGAAGATCGAATAACTCCAGGTGTTACTATAGGTGCAAGAGCTCCAGAAGGCACAGCCGCTCCAGATGTTACTATAGGTGCAAGAGCTCCAGAAGGCACAGCCGCTCCAGATGTTACTATAGGCACAGCCGCTCCAGAAGGTACAGCTGCTCCAGAAGGCACAGCCGCTCCAGAAGGTACAGCCGCTCCAGAAGGCACAGCCGCTCCAGAAGGCACAGCCGCTCTAGAAGGCACAGCCGCTCCAGAAGGTACAGCCGCTCCAGAAGGTACAGCCGCTCCAGAAGGTACAGCTGCTCCAGAAGGTACAGCCGCTCCAGAAGGTACAGCCGCTCCAGAAGGTACAGCCGCTCCAGAAGGTACAGCCGCTCCAGAAGGTACAGCCGCTCCAGAAGCACCAGAAACCATAGTATTACCTAAGACTCGTAAGAGTTCCTGTATATCTGCCATTGATAACTGCGTGGAAACGCCAACATTAACGGTAGACATCAGAGTACTCGCAACACCCTGTTGTAAACGAACTATTGAACTTATAGTACTTAATGAGTTATCTATGGGAGTTAGACCCGGTGTAAGATTTATATAAGTATCCCGTAACTCAGAGATAGTAGCTTGAGCTACTCGAATAAGTTTTGAAAGGCTTTCCATTTGGATTGAGTTGTTTACTGAATTTGTTACATTACTGGTATATGCAAGACGCTTATCATTATAGGATGTAAATAAGGATGTCAACTCGACTTCACCAAGGGATAAATCGAAAAGTGCTGACGCAAGAATCGTAGATTCACTATTCATTGAATCCATTGTTTGTCTAACGAGAGGTTCTAGCATCATATTTGACGTCCGATATTTATTATATAGAATCTGCTGCAAACCGGCGCTTGTACTGATAACATTTATTTTACCCCTCACCTCATCTCCAGAAATAGAAATAGGAGCCCTAGAACCTAATAGGGTAGATGTACTCTGATAATATGATATAATGCTAGATTCGACGCCGCCAAGGGTTTCACATGCGGTAATGTAGGGAGCTATAGAATCTACTGGTAGCCCATTCGTAGTCAGCGAAACACGAGTCTGTCTTAATAAATATTCCTTATAACCATACTCGCCTCGTAGACGAATCTGATTTGCAATTGATAAATCAATTGCGGCGGCTGTTAGGTTCGGTGCATTAACTGCAAGAGTATAGTAGGCAGTTTGAAGACCAGCCTGTTCGTTTGCTATGAATCGATTCATACTAATATCATCAATAACAGCTTTACTTCTATTACTCATTGCAGTATCATACCTTATATTAGCGTTAGATAGCTCCGTATTCGCCTTAGACATCATTGTATTAAAAAGAGCCGCTCTGGCCATATAGGCATTGCTAGTCGCAACAACTGATACGACCGATTTATCTATACCTTTTAATGTAGATATTGAACTTACAAGTATTGAACTCGCTAATACAGAGGCTACTGATAGTCGCTGAAGGTCTACCAAGATAACTTCTGCAGAAATATCGAGAGGAATATAAATATCCTTATATCCTACAGATGTGCTAGTTAGACTACTTGCAGTAGAAAAATACGCAGCGGCAATCGTAGAATAACCTGTATTTGTTGATATGGTTGATGCCCTTACTGCATTGTAGGTTTTAAGATTCTCTTCATATTCGGCCTGCGATGCCGAGTTAGCTGCTATTATATTTAACTCTTGAGAACTCAAATCAAGTGCTGCGATTGCAGCATTTATATTTGCAATCCGAGTGGCATTATCTGGACCAGACCCTCCTCCACCAATTTGTGCCAGCTGCGCTTTTAAAGATGTATAGATACGATAGTTATTAGCATAATTGAGATCTGCAACAACCTGCGTGGATACAAGTCTCAGGTTCGTTGCGGCAACAATCGTGCTTTGAATATTTGAACTTAAATCTGTAATCAGAAGTTTATATCCCGCAATTGTGCTATTATAGTTTGATAGATCCGTTGCATACTGTATATTCGCGGTGGATGCCTGTTGGAACTGTATGGTAGCTGCGGTGGATGTTGCGAGCGAGTTTCTAAGAACTGTCGAGGTATGATTCACCAATGCTTGCGCAGTCTCAACCGCCAAATCAGCCGCCTGAAAGGCTGCCAGTTTCACCAAATATTCTGGTGATGTTTTAGCCGTCGCTGTTGCGATAATCTCTCCACTAATCGTGCTATTGATTGTCGAAAGAGTAGTTGAGTATCGTATGATATCTCGAGTAGTTGAAGAAATCTGTCTATCATACCCAGTTGCACTAGAAATAGTGCTATCATACATGGCCTTATTTCCTAGAAGGGTAGTTGAATAGTTTGAAAAGAGGATTGAGTCAGTATATGCAATCGTGGCTTGCTCAGTTATACTACGCTGCGTGGCCTGTAGTTTCTGTGAATAGGCATATGAATAGAGATTCAGATATGAGTTATTTATTTGTTCTTTACTTGTTAAGGACGATAAATTTACAGTATATGTATAGAGCTGGGAGTCGGTTAAAATATCGAGGTCATTGGTTGATAGTGTGCTAAATATATATCCAGGTGTACCTTTCGCCGTTGAAATAACTGCTGATAAATCTACTATATATCTATCAAGCTCCAATGGATTAAGTTTTACTATATCAGATACATTCAGAGTTGTAAATGAACCCTGCATCTATCTGGAACGTATTATTTCTTTCTATTAGGTGGCCGCGGGTCCTTGTATAAATATCTGACCACCACCTCGCATAACGGGGCCAGATCCAGGGGGTAAAGATAAAACAGTGATCGGCATATTCTTATACACTGGTGCCGGCGGCCCTGAGGCCGCATTAAAAATAGGTCCTAGAGAGCCTCCAACCGTAGCCTTTGACTGACTAGATATATCGACAGCTTGAACAGTCGGTCGAATCAGTGCCAATGCGGAGACTCTGTCTTGTGCCCGCGCCCTAACTGCGGCGCCCGTATCCGTCGTAGTATTCGACGACTTTTTTGTATTATATATGGTTTGGTCAGACAACCCCTTTGTATTAATATTATTTAAGAATGTAGTAGCATTTATGAAGATTGAATTGACAAAGTAGATCCACGAATTCATAAGGGCCTTATCATATGGTCCAGATGGAACGGGGATTATAAACGCGCTTGGTATACCAGGAAGATAGGATAGATTATATTTATTTTGATCAGTAAATAGGCTATAAAGAGGTTGCCCATTTGCTCCATAAGATAGTTCTGATTTTGTATCAGAGGCTGTTACCAAGCTATCTGGAAGAGAACTTCCAGAAGACATACTGATCATCTGAGCCATATTTACTAGCTCGCCATATGTATCAATCAATAGTTGTATAGAATATAGATTCGGAGGAGATTTTGCATTTTCAGTTGTATACTCGGCAAATATCGAAGTTGTTGCTAATGAAAGTGTTTCTAACCCATCTTGTAAATACTGATATGGTATTGATGATGAAATATTGGGTGTTGATACAAGAGTTGGCAATGACAACGGCGTTGACGGTATATTTATGGGAGGCAGCGTCTGTGGAACCGTTTGGGAAGTTATCATGCGCTCATAATATCCCTCTAATATATATCTAATATTTTTATCTATATTTAATGATATGAAGGTTGAAAGCGTGTTCATACCAGATATAAAAGGGGCGATTTCAGTAGTATTATTTAGAAGTTGTGAATTATATAAATCAATGGTTGAATAGATAGATGAGTCCGATGCCTTTCTATTAAATGTTGATAAATCGGTTGGAAGTATAGATGCAATAAGCTGTACCACATTCGCAGATAAATCTGTGGTTGGACTTATACTATTCGAATCAAACGGATTTATAAAAGGAACGCCATTAAAGGTATTTGATAATAAAGATATATTACCCCCGCTCGCAATATTTTGTATATACCTGGCTTTAAAATTAAAAATATCGAACATAATACTTTTTAGAAGAAGGCTTCTTATATTGATATTGTATTTTGTTTGTATTGTTGTATTTGATAATAACCAATGTAGTTTATGTTCTATTGTTGTTTCACCAATATAAGCCTTTCCAACTGGAATGCCAGTTACTGTTTCTAGTGATCGTGTTATACGTGATTGATTTGCTGATATTGTTGCGGCAGGTATTATTAACCCGAGCGCGCTAACTCTAGAACGAGTTGTATTCAGTGTGCTTACTGCTGCTGAAACAGAGGCTGGAACATCTATATTAAGTCCTCCAATGACAGTGTAGTATTGTATAACTGGATCTTGTGTAGATGTATTTCCTTGTAAATTCAAAATATCCATTAGAATATTCTGTAGAAGACTACTGGAAATTGTTGTATTCTGTGAGATTGAAGATATTCTTTTCCATAAAATACTATATAATCCACATGTCACTCTAGATATCTGTTCCTGTATAGTCGATAGAAATCCTGCAGTGTCTCTCATATCACTATTATTATATGAGACCATTGCGTAGTAATAGACCAGACGGCTTGTAATATAGCCTTCCATACTTACTCCAATCATATCACACGTATCATATATTGAATAAATAACTGGTATTTCTTCTGCAAATGCATTTGATAAGATTGCATCGATAACTGGTTTATATGACTGTATCCATGTATTGAAATTCATATAAGGTACAAATACGGTGTCTACCTGTCTGTAGAAATCGAAAGACGGTAACGTATTTGCAGGATAAACACCACCTGACACGTCATTCATAACCGAGTTACTTAAGTCTACATATAGCTGTTTTGTTGGTAGGGGCGATATTGCTGCAATCAGTTGAGGAACTGGAAACCCATCTATGAAGGTGTAGATAGTCTTCAAGGCATTATACATCATATTTAACAGATTGCTATAGATTGATTCAGCGGATTGAAGTGTAGTAGACATTCGTAATAGTATATCTACATCTGATTTTATATCAATATCGATATTAGTTTTAATAATACCTGTAATATAACTGGCATATAGACGTATGAAATGAAGGTTATTGATATTGGGTAATATCATGTTACGCCATGAAGCAGATCCAATCGTATTGAGCAGGTTTGTTGTGTATATAAAGAGGCTGTCGAACTGTTTTTTCTCATTTAAGCAGGATCGAACAACATCTACAACCTTAGTTATTAAGGCCTGGGTATCATCCAATGTCTCGGATGTAACGTATTTAGTTATATCAGTTGCAGCCGTTGCAATAGGTTGTATAGCAGATTGTAAAGTGTTGGCAAGCTGCGTTGGCTGAGTTGTATAATATAGAGCAATATCTGAAAACACGGGCACTGATTGCGTTACAAGAGCTGTTTCAATATTTCGTAAGCGTGTTAAATCTGCTGAATAGGTATTTGTGATAGAACGATAACTATTCGATAAAGTGTCATTCATTATGATAATATTTGAGGCATCTTCAGGCTGATATAAGATTGGCGTTGATCTTAGATTATATTTATTAATAGTAATATTGATGGAAGCCAAGGTGGTTGTAATAGTGTTATTGTGTGGTAGAATATTCCGAATGATTGAGAGAACTGGATCTCTTATTACAGATAGAATCTGTGGAACTGCGTCTAAATAATACGCCTTCATTTGCGCCTGTGCATTATCTATTGCAATGAGTGTGCTAAGTATATTATTAGCAGACATGAAATAGTTATTGTAGGATGTGATTGTACTATCGAAGTTACCCACAACGAAAGCCTTTCCGAGCGCTTCAATCGATGCTGGAGTTGGATTACTCGCTCTCAGGGTTGATTGCAAGCCATCAATTGTCGTTTTGTATGTCTGTAACTGACTATAAATAGCCGGATTATATGTTACGATCGACGCGTCTATCACAGTAGGAACCAGCCCATTTCCGTTTATGATTCGCACCATGGTAGCCTTTTGCTGTTGTACAAGAGCCGCTGTGTACGATATTAGATCATAACGAAGGCCTTCTATAATATCACCGCTGATTGATTGGAATCCAATCGAGGCCGCCAGATAGTTAGACGCAACACTATTTATTTGATAAGCCGAGTGCATATTCTTATTAATGTCGGCAGGACTCGTCGCTGCGCTCATATTTGAGATTAGAGAGGGTAGTAATAGTTTATTTGATGATAGATCTGAAATGCGAACATCAATGGGTCCTACAGTGTTGTTAATATACTTGGCAGCAACATCAGGTGTTAAATATGTCATTTTATTTATTACAGGTTGTATAGTCGATATGAATGATATGCGGATTGCGTTTAACTGATCGATTATGCGTGTAACATTTGATATAACATCATTTGCTTCTTTTATAGAGATTTTACAGAAGTTATAGGTGTTTATTATCTCGCTAAACGACACCTTATCGACTAGGCTATGTAAGGAATCCTCCGCCTTTTCAGCGAGTCTTAATAGCTGTTTATATAGAGAGGGCGACGGCGCACCCTTTAATTGTTCATTGAGCTGCTCTACTGCCACGGAATCATTCGATATTTGCGTATAGATTGAGTTAAGAGAGACAATCTCATCTTGTATCTGTCTGAAAAGGGTTGGAAAGTTGTTCTGAATATCACTCATATTGATTGAAGTACCGCTTATCATTCCGCTACTGGAATAGGTTGATTTGAGTGTAGTTAGATTATGTAAGACAACCTTAAAACGATTATATAGAGTATTATTAACATCCATTGTATTTCGCGCAGCAGTTATGTTATCTATATCTATAAGTGTCCGTTGCGCAGGCGCAGATGTTACAATAGGGTTTTTAATAATATCGTCGTTGTTATCGATATCATCATTTTGAAGGATAATGCAATAGTTCGCAGGGAATGCGTGAAGCTGCACAACGACTCCTGATGCGTCAGGGGTTGTCTGTCTCATAGTTGGATCTTCATAATAAGTTGCGCGGACATATTGACTCTTCATTTTAAGAATATCGCTTGGCTGTGAACTTAATGTAAGCCCTGGAAGGATTATCGGGTTATTTCTATCATCTAACAAGACGTCTCCATTTATATTACAAAATACATAGGGCCCGCTTGCATTTGCTAGACGCGTACAGAAGGGGGATCTATACATATATAAAGTATTCGCGCTTGCAGCGAAACTCACGTATCCTGTGTATTCTCCGAGTGAAGTTGGATACACGGTAGCACTCGATAAATCTTGATAGTAAAAGGTCGACGCTGTTGCAAGGAGTGGCCCTGGCACAGTCTTCATATCACCATTAACATCGAATGCGGGGTTTCCAGCGGAATCGCATAAAATCTTTAGGGACGATGCGGGGTGATGTTTATAATATACGGACAGGTCCTTCTTTATAGGTGACTTCGGTCTACGTGACGGGTTGATATCCATTGAGCTGAGTGCTATAGCCCCCAGATATCGTATGGGTATCGGTAGAAACTTATTCACATCATCTAGATCATAGTATACATATGATCCATCTGTATTTTTTATAAGTGTAACCTCGATTGCGTAGTTACTTGCATCCATTGTTGGTGATACACTATAACCAGTAAACTGTGGCATATAGTTGACGAAGACAGTCTTGTCCCACTCAGTGATTTTTGCCGCAGTACCAGTTCTGGGAACACCCCTAAACGTGTCAGCAATAAATACATCTGTAAGCGGATTGAATCCATAATAGGAAGATGCCTTGTTTAAACTGTAGGAGTATTCTGCAATTCCAGTTGGTGGAATCATTGTCCTCACAGTGCCCGCTGTATTAGGCACGTGAACGAATAAGGGGAACTTGCTAGCGTTAGATATCATGTAGTAGTCTCCAGCATCGAGTCCCGCGCGCGGGAGCTCAATGCCTTGAAAATAACTGTCATGGTATATGGAAAGAATCGAGTTCTTCTTATCAACCGCCATCACTATATGGCCACTTGCGTCAATCGCTTCAGGAATATTTATGATATTTAAGCTTCGAGATATAAGAGGGGGGAAACGATTCGTTGGAAGGCTTGTGGTGAACTCGCCCTTGATATAGTATCTGGCGTTCAGTAACTCATTATACACTTTCGTTCCTATACGTGTAGTCTGGGCATCCACTTTTTTCTGTATTTCAGCGATAATAGGGGCCTGGGCATTTTGTAGAAAGGATGTATAGTCTCCTATTACAAGACTCCATGCATTCGAATTATTTTTAACTAATATGTAGTCCCTGTACTTAATAGTAATATTGTCATTCAATGCCTTCGCAATTGCAGTTACTCTTGTAAGAGTAGACGCTATACTATTCTTAGATAGGCCATTAAGTGTAACAGCATTTTTGATATCTCTTCCAAGATTTCCCATTCCTTGAAACTGGTTAGCAAAGTCATCCGCATTTTTCAATATTCCATTTATATATCCAGATAGGTCTGATCTAGCTGCTGATACCGATGCATCATCTACTATGGCAGCTTTATAGGTGTACGATAGCTGCTTTAGCTGATTAATGATTACAGTTTGTATTTGATTATATAGGACATTCCACGAGTTACCCACAGATGTTTTTTCTGATGGAGGCACTTTTGTTAATATGGATTCTCCAACGGCCTTCAGTTGAAGTATGGTATTCGATATGTCTGTTTCTTTTAGCGCATTCGGTGTAGAAAGAATCGTGTTTACTTGAGAATAGTATGGGTTTGGTAGACTATATGGAGTAAACAGGTTCCTATTATCTAGCACTCCTGACATATTTCTTGTAAGAATCGTAATGGCTTCCGTATTAGCTTGTGACTTCAGCACCGCAGTTGATTCTGTCTTATATGCATTGGATATTACATTTATCTGTGTTACCAAATATGTCTGAATGTTATTATATACAGCTATATCATTTTCATATTGATCGTTTACTGCAATAGCAGTTTGTCTCATATTATTATTTTTCTGTTGAGCCACCAATAGTTCTGATTGTAGTTCTGCCAGTTTTTTCACTTCTCCAGTAAGTTCATCTCCATTGTAGTCATATACAAAGTATAGACCATCTCTCGATAAGGTAAACTTTTCAATGTATGGGTTAAATGGAACAAAGATTCCAGTGTTCGACAAAGGATCTCCATTTATATCAGCAGGGGTGCCATTACTATCCGTTAGAATATATTCTACAGCGTATATTTTCTGTTGAAGCGCGTTCAATCTCTTTATATATCGTTCTTTCACGTATTTTTTAATTACCTCAGATTGTGGGAGTGATTTCACAGCTTCCTTAAAATAATACCCAGTCGACTCCAGTCGTGAACTCAGTTCCAATATTTCATTTAAAGTTCGCGTGTATCCTGATATATCTTCTCTCAATATGTTAATTGTCAAGGGGGGCGGCAGACTCACATCTCTATTAATAGTCGGCAGTTTATTTAACACGTTTTGTATATTCGAGACTTCTTGTGAAATCATGGTTTTGACATTCGGTGGAAAGATGAGGCTTTGGATATTCGGTTTTATGAGAGATGTGTACTCGGCAATCGATGTCTGCGCCATTGAAATAGCTGCTAGTATAGTAGATAAACTATTATTACCACTAATCATCTCAGCTTGTGTAATATTAGGAGGATATGAATATCCTAGGGAGTTGATGGATCTAGGTGTAACAATATAGGTAGATATGTTTATAAAGTTCTCAGGATATAAGAATAAGGGAAGGTTCAGCGCTAGAGAAGGCATATTATAAATAGTATCAATAGGATCTCGTTGTGTAAGAATCGATGACAACATTGTATTTACATCACTGATTGCCTTGTTAGAGTCATTTAGAACAGATGATCTGGATGGGTAGACCGTGTTGCTTTCTACCCAGGGCTTACTTCCTGTTAGGGCAGACAACGTAGAAGCGGCTGCACTCACTAGATCGGTCTGACGAGAAAGAAAATCCTTATATGATTGAAGTGTCTCACCATTTGGCAGATTTAAGTTCTGTATATAGGATTCGATGGCTAGTTTCCGATTTTCTATTAGATCTAATATATTTAGCACAATAGTTGGTCCATTTGGTATAGTTATAGAGGTGCCGGCATAACTACCTATCTTTGAAATACTCTGTACAAAGTTTTTAATAACATTATATGTGTTTAATATGAAGGCCTTGTACCAATGACCAACTAATGTATAATCTGTAATCGATCGTAACACCGTCAACTGATCATGAAGCTGCTCGCCCCATATACGCCCAGGCTGCTCCACATATTTAGTTTGGAAAGAGGATATGAAGGCATCTATTGTTGATATACTAAGAGGATCAGATATATTACTATAATCAAACGTGGTAAAAAACTGGAGATCAGAACTTATGTCAAACGTGTATCCATTAAATGTGAAGGGGAATGACGGAGTCACCACGCCAGATTTAAAATCGTAGATATTAGGTGTAGTAATCGGTCCTCCACCAGATATATTGTATTTGATCACGAATGCGCGATTCTTATTGATTAGATTAATGAGGTCAACAATCCCTCCCTTAAATAAATTAGGATTAATCGTTCCAGGCATTGCTTTTAAGATAATCTCTATTTTAAGAGTTACTATGCTCACGATTGACATCACATAATCGGATAGGAATCGAATATCTCCTATATAGGTTGACAGATAGTATGTATATAGTTTAATATTTTGAAGAGGAAGAGACCCATTTTTAATACTATTCACAAAGTTATCGAAGATATTAGTGTATTTATTTATCAGCGACTGGAGGACAGTCAGAGTAAGCATATCAATATTTGGCGTACTGCTACCCATTTCCTTTAGTTTATATATATTATATATCATATCCGAGAGTATATCCTTTGCGGAAAAGCTCATAACCTCCTTATAGTCAGATAGCAGCTGTCCTAGAACCGTTGCATTTAAATCAGCATATATCTCGCTAGCATTCGTTGCTGCTATATCACCAAGTTGTTTTATTGCCGTCGCAGTGTATGCATTTGTATCTTTTACTACTCGCGAATAGTTAAGAAACATGTCTGTAGATACCTTAATGACTTCTTTCCGAACTCTGTTTTTAACATCTATAATAGCGTTTGCCTTTATCTGTGCAATAATTTCTTTCCACATACCTGGTAAAGTCCATAGTGAATTGATTAAGGTGTCAATCTTTCCAGTAAGAGTATCTAGGACTGATTTTTCATTATATATACTCGCCATATAGTTCTTATGCTCGATATTACATATATTGTCAAGATGCTTTATAAAGTTCGGTGTTGTTACAGATAATGTAGATTGTAGAGCATTAAGCTGTGCGACCTTTTCTTTATCGGATTGTATAGAATAATAGGATTCATATAGGGTGTCTAGAAGATGATTATAATAGATTTTAGCACCTGATATAGTTAGTATATCACGCATGTATACATAATCTGAGCCTTTATATAGTCGAGATGTGATATTTCCACTCGTATCTGCCACAAAACTAAAGTATTTTAAGATATCCGCGTTGCTCATATCTGTCTGGGCTAGTTGATACGCCTTAACGACTGAGGGATATATACTGGTTGTAATATTGCCTGAAGGAGTAACTAGCACTGGTATAAATGACGTTGTGCTTTGAGTAAAAGTGGCATTCTGCTTTATCATCGCAATCGTCCCATTCAAGGCAGCGATTTCAGGATTATTAGCTGGATTTACTTCTGGAATCAATGATACCGCAGTGGATGGTATGTAAGTGATCATCGCTTTTGTTATATATCTAAATAGTTGTCTATAACGCTGAATGGTGTTCATAATACCAGAATCCATGTACCCATATGCCTCATTTCTCGTCGTATTAATGAAATCAGACACGTGCGAATCTGTTATGAGTATAGTATCATCATTGAAATATTTTAACATGTTTCCTGTGCGAGTAGCCTTTACATAGGATGTTTTATAGAGGTTTTTATAAAGAGGATCAAGTACATTATATATAGAGTTGTATATTGATTGGCGTATATTCGATATCATAGAGTCATTATTACATTTATAGTTATCTGGAAAGAAGCGATTCTCGATCGGCAGATATGTTATGCACACCCATTTATAGGACAAATACGCAACGACTGTATCTATTTCAAGGCTACTTAGAGTCCGATTAAAGGCGATTATCTCATTGATAACTAAATCCTTATCTGGCATTGAGTTTATGACTATTCTCTTTGATGCTACATCGTATGTGAGAAGTGGCGAGTTTACAAGAACCTGGCCTCTTGGATTTAAGTAATAGTTGTTATATCCTTCAAAGGTGTCTCTCTGCGCATATGCAGAATCTGTTAGAACTCCATTGGTTGCGATAAACGTTGTTAATTCTGGAATCGTTACATTCGTAGGGACAGTACCATTCGGTAGAAGTGGAGGTCTCACAGATATAATACCATTGTCACCAGAATCTGCCTCCATCAAATATTCAAGTTGAATATTGTACGACTCGATCGGCGGCGCATTTATAGGGGTAACGCGATTCCTTTCTGCATTCGATAGCATGTCCATGAAGCTGTTCGGTAGCGCCAACTGATTTGGGATATCTATTATAATATTCTGTGAACTCTTCGCGGCAGCCACCATAACGCTCGGTTTTATACTATTATTATTTGCTTGAATATATGAACGAAAGTTGAACTCGGCTGAATAGTAATCGCCATCAGCCTTCGTTGGAATGGGTGTGTACTGGAGGCCGCGCGAAAAAAAGTTGAGTAGGGGTGTGACCGTTCCATTCCTAATCTGAGAGGTTGTGTTTGGAGCATTTCGAATCGTTTCAGTGTCTCCGCCGAGCTTAAAAAACATGAACTGATATCTCTTCGATGGATCTGTTACATTACGCCTAGCTTGTACGATCGCCCCAGATGCATCTATAATATTCTGTTTTAGTTGCGGTATGCTAGCCGTGAGTGCCGATTGCTTTGCTACGATTTCATCCTTTAGTATTTGCTTTAAACGCCCATCTCGATCCTTCGTTAAGTAATAGAGGGTTCTATATTTTAACTCCATGAGCTTCCACCAAGCAGGCGGAGAAACCATCGAATATCCGCGAAGAGTATTTATTTTTTCTAGGTTCGCATGTCTCCAAACACCATTTATCTTATAATCATATTTATACATGTTAAATCCTCCAATCGTATATTTATCTAGTTTATGTGTAATGGCATTGGGGCTTTTATGATATTTAAACCATTCGGCGCGATTCTCACGATTATATGAAAGAACAGATCCTTCAAGCACACGCTCGTCTTCGCGAATAAGTTGCTTCGCGTACATAAGATAATCACCTGTATTGAATCGAGGGATATCTCTTTGCGCTATGTTGAGTAGGTATGTAACTGAATTCGGTGATATATTCATTTGTTTCACCCATTCTGGCCTATATCTTACAGCTCGACGCACTCGACGATCATTGGCTGCGATAGGTGGTATAGCAATACCATAGTCTCCATTTACTGAATCGAGGCAGTCATCCAGCCAAGAGGGCAGTTGAGTTGCGATTTCGTATTCTATAGGGATCATGGAACTGAAGTTGCCGTCAAGCATCTGGTCCATATAGGTTGATGAAATATCGCGAACAGAGTCTGGAAACCAATATTCAATCGTATCTTCTTGATCTGTGCCACTACCCTCTTTATAACGGAAATTTGGCGCGCTCCATGGTAGTTGCTGAGCAATTCTAAATGGTTTATAAGCAGGAGGAGGTTCTACAGGCTGTGCCATTCTTGCAATCGTGTATAATGATCCTAAATTAAATACCTGTAAATATTTATCCCTATTCATGGCGTCAGGGAACGTATATGTTCTACAATAGATGACTCCAGTATTATCTATTTCAACTTGCACTGGCATTGTATAATCTAATATGCTTGTATTAGCCTGTGCAATACTTGTGCCAAATCCTATTACCGAGTTTAAAAGGGTATAGGGTGAGTTTATTTTGTTGTATTGATTAAAAAGTGTATTACCATCATATAAGGGCATTTTTGTATACGGAGAGTATTGCAGTGTTTTTGATATTTGATGCAGGAATAACCTTACCATTTTATTACTTGATGAAGGCACATATGTATTTGTCATATCACTTATCTTTATTCCTGTAATATGTGTATTTCCTTCTAAATCTACAATCGGTGACGGTAGTTGTATAGTAGATGTTACCGCGTTTCTAGCAGCATTCGCAGCAGTTACCGCATTGTCTACAGCAGTTTGGAGGGCTGTTAGGTTTGTTCCCATGCAGTTACATAACATTAAGCGTAACTTATTTATTAGATGTATTGATTGTAACATTTCAAATGACTGTAATCTCGGCTGCATTAATAATGATAGATTATTTACTATCTTTGTTTGTACAATCTTTTCGCAGACTTGTCTTTTAAAATGTGTCATCAATGTCCTAATATAGGGATATTGATCTAATGAATAGGGGTACTCACTTAGACGCAGAGGGTTTGAAAGTGTGTAAGCAACTGAATGAACACTCGATTCAGTAGTAAAGTTTTTATAGGAGGTTAGACTGCGTATGAGTGTATTATTATTACATACTCGAATGGCCGCAGCGCTTAAGTTACTTATATCCCGATCAAGATCCTTATTTGAAAAGGAAGTACCCCCAATGTACTTGGCAATTTCTACAGTACGCACCGAAGTTGTTATCTGATTCCATTGGACAGTGTACTCGTTTGCTAAACTTGTTTCTATCGATATTGCATCTGCCTGCGCATTTGCAACCACCTTGTCTATAAGGCCGTTTAATATACCATTTGACTCTGGTAATATATCCTTCAAGAAATTTACTAACGCAGATGTTGCAGTTCTAAACTGGTTATCCACTTCGATGCCTATAGGCAGTTTTGAATTTTCCCTATTATGATATGATGTGAGATTATTATAATTACTAATATAACTGTTTGCTATCCCTATATTTGGATTATCACGCTTTGTAGCGAAACTTTGTGCGGCGGCTGTATAAACTGCATTAAGGCTATCTGGTTTCCAGAAACGTTTTGTTGGATCTCCAAGTGTGGGTGTAGGAAAGTTAGGAGACGTAGTATTTGTAAGTATACGTATAATCTTATCGAGCGTTTCATAGCTGTTGTTTGCAGATGGAGTTGCCGCGTATGTAGATGCTGCCGCCACCGCCCACGCCGCCGTCGAAGGTGACGATGCGGCCCCGCCACTCTGAGTCCTTGGACCTGAGGCAGCTGATAAAGATGTATTTGGCAAATAAAACATCTGACGAGTTGAAAAATATATTCTTGCGGCCGATGGGTCTATATTAAATGCTATTGTCTGCAGTGATACAAGAATCGGTATAGTCTGAGCAGTATGTTTATAAATAGGTATACTTGCCACTTTTTCGAATATGCTAACAAAGTTTTTGAATACATCATTTCTTATGATTGTATCAGGGTTATCCGCAGGCGCAGTATAGGAAGATATATTATTATATAATGACACAAGTGAAGTATTCGTTCCGATGAAGGCATTTAATGTGCGTATTTCATCTAATATGGATAGATACTTGTTATACATTTCTGTCAATGAGTCCAACTGCGCTGAAATTTGCGTATAGATAGTTGGATCAATCACACGAGGCGCTGTATAATATGTATTATCCGATATAACTGATTTAGTTATTTCAATACTAGACGCTGGCATAATTGGGGTTGCCGCTATAGTAGTATATTTCTTATCAGTCTTTATAGAGTTATTGATTTGTATTGCTAGATCATTGCATAGTTTATACTGAATAGCGGCTTCTGCAGTTAAATCTGTAACTGCCTGCGCTCTTAGATATGTATCCATTCTGCCAATAAGAGTTGTCGCAATAGATGGATATTTCAATATTCCCGCTAAGGTCAGCTTAGGAAATGTTGTATTTATTACAAGAGGACGGGTAGACCCATCGTTGAATCCACGCTGCGAATATGCTCCAGCCTTTAGATTCGATAGTAGACTATTGATTGCACCAACTGCTGCATTACGATAGTCAAATATAAAGTTATCATATAAATACTGTGGATGATCCACGGCATACATTTCATCTGTATATGCTAAATATGGATTATCTAAGTTAATGACTGTATTCTGAGCGCGCAGCAGCGCGCTGTATGCATTATATCCTTGCAAACTTGACATGTTCGGTTTAATATAGTTATGACTTGTATGGCGCATATCAAAATCTGTTGTATATTGTTGATACCTTGTTCTATTACTGCGTAAATCAGCGTCATATCTAGTTCGCTCCTGTTCATATTTCACAGAATAGTCTATCGCCTTATATTGTATGCCATAGTTGGCAATAACCCTTCCTTGCGCATCTTTATAGGTTGCTAGCACAGTTCTAACGGGTTCGAGTACGATTGTGTATAAATCATATAGAAACTTCTGATACCCATCAATATCTAGAATTGCTTTTCTGATATTCAAATCTTGGTTGCTTAAATCGGCTTCAACTCTGATATATTGTGAGCTTAGATCCGATATTTCCGTGCGCGCATCTACAAGAGTTTTTTGAGCATTCGTGTACATTGTAATCTTTGCTTGGACATCATCTCTCAGATCACCACTCATATCTTTATTGTGAAGGAATCCATAATGGCTGCTGTCGATTGATTGGGCAATCTTATACAGGACAATCGAATCACAGGCTGGCGTATTTCTTAAAATAGGCGCATTGAACATCCAGCCAGTTCCTGAGAATGGCTTCTCCGCATATTGTGGTATCCATATAACATTATTTGATGCATCCAATGTCTTTGATATATTCGTAGTATACAGAGGATATCCTTGTGAGTTAACCAATCGATCAAATGCGTTATACTTTGGTCCAACGATTGCACCAGCCGCAACAACTGTCGCACGATCCATGAATTCCTCAAATGTTTCCGTAATAGGTCCAGATGGACTTCCTCCAGATGGCCCCCCTCCAGTTTGGCTCGCAAAAGTGATAGCGGGTGTTTTTAGACTGTATGCCCCACCTTTAGGTAAGGTAAGTGATCCTGATGATTTATTGTATATCAAAATATCACGCCCGGTCTTATATATAAACATAGGAAGCATGGTTGGAAGGCGGCCCGAGATCTTTGATACGAATGTATCCATGTCATCTAGCTTCGATGAGTCATTTGGACGAGTGGATCGAATATCACTCAGATCAATCCAAATCATACAGTTTTCTACGGGGTTTAGTGTATAAGGAGCACTAAGACCATTGCCTGCAGTTGGATTAAAGGGAAGGAGCATCGATTTGTATAGACTAATCTGTCCATTTGCCGAATCTTCATTAGATATTCCGTATTGATATTGTTTTGGTATAGTTACTGGGCCCGATGACCCGCTGGCGAGTGGATTGGGTGGCCCACTCATACTCTATTGATATTCTAGGAGTTTATATGGGTCATAATGATACGCATAAATCATCACATTTTTAAAATGCGATGATTTATACATCTATACTATCGGTTTAACGGCGCTTCGAATGCTTGCGCTGCTTTCTGCGGCTACGAGT